ATAGATTTTATTCTCTCTTTGTCGATTAGTGAACCCCACTTTCCATCGCCAGCTCCAATATCTAGAACTATTGGGTAAGGTACTTTATAAATTTCCTCTAATAATATTTCATCTCCCTCTTTTGGATTCTGGCTTGGTGGCATTATATCACCTTAGTTTTTTTATACCCACAATTCAAACATGTTGCGGTATACTTTGTTTTGACATACCCATCTCTTTCAGACGTACCCCAGTAAGGCTCAGCAGCCCAAGAGTCTATTGTTTGAGTAATCTCCGGATTAGTTTCCTTTTCTAACGTTACAGAAATATTATCACTATCGCACTCCGGGCAAATTAATTTTGAGATTTTCATTTCTAAGCTCATAGACCTTTCATATCATAAGTCCTAACTTCTGGTGCTGTATTGATATGTCCTCTTTTGATAGCCTCAGCAATTCGTTTGTTGAGTTCGTCTTTAAGCCTGACTCTTTGTTCTCCAGCCTTCCGCGCATTAAACTCGCATTCTGCCAAGATACTTACATCAGGATGTTCTTTCTTACGTTCGGCAATAGCTTTCTCATTAGCTTTAAAACATTTAATATTCTCAATAGAAAGTTTGTCGACGATTTCTCCGATTGAACAAATATAATCGTATACCTCTTCTGCCATCTTACCCTCCTTTAAACATAACCGAATTCTTTCATAAGTGATATTATCCTACTATTTAAATCTTTCTTCAACCTTTCCGCATGTTCTGGGTTTTGCCAGTTCTTTACCCGACTAGGCTCTACTGCTCTAATCTGCCCTAATGAATTCCATTTCTTAGTATCTGGGTGAGTATGAAAATTTAGATACCCTTCTCTTAATGTTAACCCTAAAAATTGTGATAACCTTTCCATTTCTACTTTAGGGTTTAATACCAAATCCTCATATTTTATTATGATAATATTCGGATGTTCCTTTAATGGCAACAAATCATTTAGACACCTTTCAATCCAAACAGGTTCAACCCAATATCTGCTCATATCATTTTTATGTTTAGATACTAGAACATCCCTTGGGTCTCTAAGGCAGACTATAATCTTGTAATTCCTTTCTATCATTTGTTTAAAAGTATATTCTCTGCCAGTAGTATGATATAACCCATAAGGTTCTTTGGCCATAGTCCTTGGAAAGTTTTTTATAGATTGATTGAAAAATTGGAATGGGTGTACTTCTCTGGAAGTATAGACATGCACATCATTAAAATAAGTACACATAAATAATAACATAGTTGTTCCAGACCGAGGTAATCCTGTGATAAATATTTTCTTATTCACTTTGTCCAGACTCCTGTATAAGTCCCCCAACGATTTAAGATAGTCGGAACATCATTAAACTTTACCCATTCACCTAAGGGTAGTAATTGTTCTTTCTCTTTGAATCCAATCTCTGTTAAAAGTTTTCTTATAGTTTTTGAAGTGTAACCATACTTATGTATTAAAGTTTTATCTCTTTGAGTTTCAAATATAGCATCAATCAACCAAGCATCAGACTTTTCAAAGTCTAATTCTATGTCTTTCACTCCAGTATATATTCTGGCTATCTCTGCCAAATCAGGAATTCCAATATAAAATTCTCCACCTTTCTTAAGTACTCTAAAACATTCTTTCAGACAGAATATTCCTTGTTTTTTGGTTAAATGTTCTAGGAGGTGGTTAGTAACAATTAAGTCAACACTATTTGCTTCAAATGGTAATTTCTCTTTACCGATATCTAATATTAAATCAGGGTTTGTGTTTTTACAATAATCAATATTAACAAATCCTTTAATGTATCTTTCTCCGCTGCCAAGATTTAATTTATTTTCCATATTGCTACTCTCCGGGTCCATTTGGTCTCATCAACAAATTCTAAAGGTTCTCCCAAATTGAAAGGTTCAATCTCTAGGTTAATATCTCTGTAACCATATTCTTTCTCCACGCTACCAATATAGTCGGTAGGTAAATCAATGTTCTTTGTTACCTGAGGGAATGTTGTTGCGATTAGATAAGTAGTACCACTTTCTTTGAAGTTGGATAACGCTTTTATTACAAATTCGTTAGGTAAATGGAATAATACATCCCTGCAGATTATAGCTTTGAACCTAGGGAGTTTTTCATTCACAAAGTCTCTACAATGGAACTCCATTCCGGGAAACTCTTGGTTATTCCTGTTAATGACTTCTTCATTTATGTCTAATCCTATGTACACTTGGTTAGGCAACATTTTCAGGTCTTTAGTCCAGTTACCATAATACCCACATCCACAATCTAGAATCTTCCATAATTGATACTTTTCTAACATATTTTCTATAAACTTTTTAGCATCACTAGCTCCTTCAATTGTGCTTCCATACCCACAACAAGGTTCATGATGTTCTAATCCCCAGTTGTACCAGTATGTAGCAAGTTCTTTATTTGTCATAAATACAAACACCCCAATGTCAATCCAATACTAAACCCTAATAATAAAATTAAAAAAACTATCAGACCATAAGTTACTACTTCTTCAAGATTCATTGTTTCTTAACTCCGATATATTCTTGCCTGTGGCATAATGGCCTATTTTCCGTTTTGTACTCAGCAAATGGACAATCTCCTTTAGGGTCTTCAGAACATACTAGGGAATTACAACAATATCTTTTATTATCATATTCAATTGAATACCTAACTCCCTTTTCATTGATACAATCTTTGACAACCCAATAAAGTTGTACATAATCATCAAGTTTCATTTTTAGCCATTCTAACATGTTTTCATCTCCTAAGGTTCATTACTTAAATGTTCAGCCCCTCTAGGCCTTGCACCTCTTCGTTCTACTGCTTCATGGTGGTAAACTATAGAACTATGAGATAAAGTGAATATAGCCCCAGCTTCGTGAATTCTTTGAAAGAACCTTCTGTCTGGAGTCTGACCACTGACAAGGTTTAATTCCCAAGGGCCGCATTCAACCCAATATTTTCTATGTATCAGGTATGGCATTGTATTCGTTCCCATCCATCCGCCTCTAGTTTCTTCGCTTTCCAACTCATCTTTAAAGTTAGCGTTATACAGCGAATCGAATAATCCGAGATTAAACTTCCCATACTCAGGTATCCCACAATTAGCAGTAATTACATGAGGTCCATTTATTGGTGTTACATGTGTGCTATTTACTATCGTATCTTCAGAAGCATACTTAACTAAATTAATTAACCAATCTTTTCCAAAATACATATCAGTGTTTACTAAACCACAGTATTCATTAAGTTCAAATCCTTTACTAAACCCTGTGTTCATCATAGCTCTTAGATTCGGAACATAACCAATAGAATCATTAGTCTTATAGACTACAATATGCACATTATCTTTTATAGAGTTTAGTTCCTGAAGATATTCCCAAACATCTTCACTAGGTAACCAAGTAACAATAACATAATCAAAGTTATCATACCCAGAATTATTATAGATTGCGTCTGTACTAAATTTCATCATATCCAATGCAGTTGATACGCATTGAACTATAGATACTCTTGGTAGTTTATTCATATTCTCCTCTCTTCGTAACCTTTGCACAATAGCAAGCATCAATACAACCTAGATTCAAGTTTTCATGAATCATAACCAATTCAAAATCACATTTTCTAGATTCAAAGAATTCTTTAAAGAATTGTGGTGAACGGCAGATAGTCCCAGATGTAGCAGTAGATTCCGGGCAGTTTAATCCATTATCCTTGATACCTTCTTTAGATACAAATTCAAATACAAAGTATCCCTCTAACTTTAATGAACTTATCAACGCTTCAAGTTCAGGTATTAATGTCTCCGTAGGTATATGTTGTACTACATTCGTGCTTAGGATTAAATCATAATAACCTGTAGGTATTTCAGTTAATTGTTCTGTATTGAATGTATACTTACAATAAGGTCTGGCATTCTCCAAAGCAATCTCGCTAATATCTAACACACTGACTTCGTGTCCTTGCTCATTAAAGAATTTTGATATATTTCCCGTTCCACATCCGAAGTCTAAAATCTTTAGTTTTTTATTTTCTAATATAGAGTTTAGTCTCAAGGCTGCTATAAGTTCAGTTGGACCGATGTCTGTTAAGTAGGCTTTAACTTTATGTTTGTGGGCTATATCCCAGAAATCTTTTAATATTTTATTCATGCTCTACCTCTCTGATTAATCTGCAGATAGTACTATCATAGTTCTTAAAATTCAGTTTAGTAAGTTTCTGGTTCCAATCCTGACACAATTTGTGACCAGCATACCAAGGTATACCTACACATTCAGGTGGTAAGTCAGCAATACCTTCAAATGTAATTGTGTGGTACATCAACCATGGAACTTCTGTCTCAGCATAAGGAAAGACAATCTTACTATTCAATTGGATTAACTCTGTAGGGAAAAAACGAGATATAGCTTCAAATGTAGTTAATCCTTCCCATTGGAAACATTCATTAATCAAATCCGTCCCATAGGCTTCATAAGTGTTAGGTTCTTTATTAATTGCTTTTTCAAATAACCCAAAGTAAAATAATCTATTTAGGCCTCCCATAATTGTAACAGGGATATAATCTTTTTTTGGATTGCCATTAAAACATACTAACGCCAGAGTCTTGTCTTCTGATATCTCTGGCATAGGCGCACAGAACATTATGTCTGTATCGAATACAAATCCTCCTTCAGTTGCAAGCAACCAGTAGGATAGAATATCTTTAGTCTGTGCTTCAGTGAGTGTAGATAGTTTATCATAGAACTTCTGAGGTAAGTTAGATTCCTCTAATAACCTCTTTTCGAAAGGTAATTGTTCTAAATCTTTAAAATGGTCATTAGAAATAGTATATGAGTAATCCATCTCTTCTTTAAAGTTATTATTGAAGGCTGGTCTGTCCCGTCTAAGATAAACTACCACTTTCCAAGTAGGGTTGTATTTTATGAAACTCTTGAGAGTTTGATACCTAAGGAAAGACATATCTTCATTTCCCCAGTAAAAGAATGCTGTTTTGGGTATCATGAATCAATCCTCTTACCTTGTGCAATCATACCTTTTTCTTTAAAACCTATAGCTGGTTCTATGTACTCTGTTCTAAATGAAGTTACCTGACCATTCTTATAATCACAATCTACAAGGAAACAACCATTGGGCCCAGTCAATCCTCTCCTCGCACAATATTCGTTTTCTCCACTCTGGAAACTTCCGGGTTGTAATATGTAGACACCATGGTCTTTGCTAAAGTATTGGGTATGATAATGCCCTACACCCATAATATGTGGTACATTAGCCATTTCTGACCTATCTAATCCTTTGAAATAATCTCTAAGATAGCATTGCGTAGGGTAACTCAAGGAATAACTTCTACCTCCAGCACCATGCAATAATCTTATTCTAATTCCGTGATAGATAACATCTGCTCTTATCTCTCCAAGGTTTTTGAAATTGTCACACTTGTTTTCTATAAGTGCTAATGGCCTAACTCCATTCATCTTAGTATGACTATAATCATGGTTGCCAGCTATCCCCCAAAATTCTAAGCCCGGATGTTTAGAGAATTCTGTGGCAGCTACGTCTGTTTGTCTTTCAACTGTAGCCTCTATTAGATTCTCAAGATGCCCGGGATAGATACCATAACCATCTACAATGTCACCAGCAATATAAACTCTAGTAATACCTCTATCTTCCAATATCTTCATAGCAGTGTGGAATGTCTTAGGCAAATGAAATAGACTTGAAAAATGTAAGTCGCTAGCCAGTCCAAACTTCATATTCCTTTCTTTCGAATCTTTTTGACTTATCACATAAACGTTCCCTGCTTGAGGTTGGACATTAATATGATAGACTAATTCTCCAGAATGTTCAGTATTAAGGGTAACAGGTATCCCCGATTGTTTTAATCCCTCTAATATTGGCACCAAACTCTCTGGTGTTTCTTTAAATGTGTCACACAATTCTGTTAATGTTAATTTATGATTTTTTAATCTAGATATCAGTGTGTTCAGTTGTTGCGGTTTCATCTTGTTTCAGCCTCCTATATTCTTCATGAAATTTAGTAAATGAATCTGAATCAGTATGTAATAAAGGCGTATGTTGTGGGTATTGTAAATAACATAGCCTAGCAGCATCTTCTATCTTTTTAAATTCATGAGGGCATAGGGTATAAACCTCAGCATCATAAACTCTAAACACTTCAACATTTCCTTCCCTTATCTTCGGGACTGAAACTTGTAATACCAAAATTTCTAATCTTTGTGTCATTGTTCCTCCGGTGATACTTGATGGAATAAGAGAATATCTTGGTAATCCATCTCGTTACCAATCACTTCTTCTAAGTTCCCATTATAAAAAAAACGAGAATGATTATATTCTAAAAATGCAGAGAAGTCTCCATCTCTTCTAAGCTGTAAAATATAACTACATGATGCTATCTTAGCAGCGCGTTTCCTTTTTTGATTTCTAATTTCATAACCTAAGAATTGTAAATGAACAGTTCCATCAAGACTTAACTTCCTTTTGAAATAAACTGCTTCTTGTTCTTCAATTGTAACAAAATCACTAATCTCATCAAGTACAGCGGGTTCCCAACCAGTGGTTGTCGGTGTTATCCGTTTCGTCTTGGTCACCTCTTTTTTACCTAAGTATTACTAATATTTAAATCTATGTGTCTAAATGAAAGTTTTCATTCAATACTTCATCTGCTGCGTAGGAGTACATGATTAATTCTTCAGGATAAGTTTCTTCTTTCTCTGCTAACTCTTCTATAGTCTCGCTCTGTCTAATTTCATAACAGATACCTAAGTCTATACAAACTACATCCGCTCTCTTCCCATTCTCAAATATTGCTTCAGTAAAAAACTCGTGTCCAGATTTTAGTAATAATAAACAAAGTTTGGCTTTAGCCATTTCATGTTTAATAGTGTTATTTCTAAAGAACCTAACACAATTTAAATGACTACCAGAGCGATTAGAAGTTCTAATTAAGTTCAAACAAATCCTTGCAGTTGGGTTTATCTTATACATATTCTTTCCACATCTTGTATGATTTCTTTAATCTTTGCTCCTTTTTCTGTCAAGAGTACTCCTTTCGTGCCTCTCTCAATAAGTCCTAATGCTATGAGTTCTCTAATAGATTCATACTCCCAAGTGTCTTCTAAAAATCTATTTCGATATAATGGATTCTTACTTACCTTTAGTAATACCCTAGCATCTCTAGTTATAATCCAATTTAGTTGGTGCTTTCGCATATTTGGCTCCTGTGTGCGCTATGCACAACAAAATGTTTCCCACACCTAAAACATTGCACAGATTTACCATAAGGCAGTCCCTTAGGTGCATACTTCCGTTTCTGTCCACAGAATGGGCATTGTACCACTAAAATCATAGTTCTTCCTCACGAACTCTCGTTTACCCTTTTGTCTAATCCAAAACTCAGTACGAACTTTATACTGTTTTGCAAAGTCAATAAGACCTTGTTCAGTATCATTCTCGAACCTGTGTTTGACTTGAATTAGTTTTACTCCGCCAAAGGTAATGTAAATTACATCAAACTTACCGAATATATCCTTCTCTCCGAATTTGCTCCGGCGCGGTTTAAATGTTTGGTAACCTTTAGCTTCAAGGATTTTCTGTGCTTCCCTCTCCGCTCGTAGTCCCTTGGATATCTTGTTCAACATTAGATTCTATTTGTTCTTTCAACTTGGAAAGGATATCATTCAATAGGATTTCACGTTCTTCATAGATTCGCACTTGTTCTTTCAACCCATCAATACTCTTTTTGATAAAAGATTCGTGGTCTGTTTCAGCGTCTAATAGCCTGTGTCTCCAAACTCCAACCATATTATGTGTCTGGAATTGTTCTTGAGAATATCTCCCAAACATTTCTTTTAATTGTTCAATTGTTAATCCTTTCTCTTCAGTTGTTGTTACTACTGCGAAAGTTCCGTCATCTAATTTTTTTATGTCCTGATTTACTTTTTGTTCCATCTTTTTCCTCCTGATAGGTTTCCAAATCGTATTCTATTTCATACAGTTTATAGTATGCTTTTCCTTTATGAATTTCAATGTCTACATCATTGACTACTGAGAAATTATACACTTGTTCCAGAGTTAAATTATCTGGTAATGGATACTTTCTCACCGCTTTTAATTTCATCTTTTACTCCAATAAGTCTTAACTTCTTTATTAAAGTATCGTTCTAAGTAAGTTCTTATTGCTTTGTTACTTTGCAAATATTCTGCTAATAACTCGGTCTGAAGTTCGTCTAGTTCATCAAATATATCCAAATGGTGGACATACTCGTGAAGTATGGTTAAAACGAACTCATCTTTGCTTGCAATCAGTTTGGGATTAAATCTTACTTTACTATGTTGCGGGTCATATTCACCGAACCTACCTTTCTTATAAGTTCTAACCAAATCTAGTTCTACACTACATTCCACAATATCTTCTATACTTGGTACTCGTAAGTGTTTAATCCCAACTCTAATCGGATTGCATTCATTCATTCATATACTCCATATAATAGAGTTCATTCTCTTGGTAACAGTAGCATACTTCTTCATAGTAATCAAAGTAATAACTATCTGCTTCACTACAAATGTTTACTGCACATTCTGTTTCTTTTTCTATAGATTGATTCCCTTCAATAACTACCCAAGAAATCAATAATGTCTCAATAACGAATAATGCTATGAACACTATCCCTATTGTTTTCCATACATTTTTAGGCTTGGTTTCCATTTTCTATATTCTCCTTCTTCTTCTTTCTTCCGGGCCACATTGGCGCTTCGTTTACAGTCAAGAATCCATCTTCGTTAGTTTTACAAAAATAGATGAATCCCTTCTGACTTTTTATGTCTGTTACAAATAATTGTCTTGCCATTGTTTCCTCCATTAAACCAAATGAATCTTGCGTGCACCGCAGAGGTATGGTCAACCACTCGCTACCCATCACTTGTTGCAACAGCGTTTCAGACTTATAAGTCAATTCTAAGTCTTGATTCATTATTTCCGTCTTTTGAATCTTTGAATTGCCGGAATCTGTGCTTATTGCGTTGTGCCAAAGCCTTGTCCGTTGCTATTCGCATTCACTTAGTTTGATTGTGATTCTTTAATCCATTGCCTTTCTTCTCGTTGGATTACCTTGAGCTTTTCCTTACGACCACAATTATTACAAACTCGTACTTGGTCTGGGTATTGTGGTGGGTTTGTAGTATACATTACATTAGGAGTTATGTCTTCCCAAGCATGCACTAATCCTAACTCTTCACACCCTTTCTCTCTAAGTAACGCTTTCAAACCTCTAAATATTTGTGTATCTTTAGGATTCATTTTTGTTTCCTCGCTCTCAATATTAAATAATCATTACCAGCTATAGACTCTACAATAAAATATTCCCATTCCTTACTGTTATAGTTAATTCTTCTTAAGGTATTAATATCCCATGTTTCAGCCAATCCTCGGTTAGGACCAGTAATCCATTCCCCATTCGTATCCATAGCTTCATCATAAGTAAATTGTTCTGTAGTTCTTGTGTATTCTATATCCAAATCTTGAATTTTCATTACCCTTTCCTCCTTAGTTCGTGTGCTTTTACCATTGCAATAAGTATACCTCTCATGCCAAATCGGTGTTCCACGTTGGGTATAACTTACGAAATCCATTCCTGCAGTATAACAAGATTGTTCTAAAGATGGTTCTTTAGCACAACCAGTCAATAGCAGTAAGATTTCTAATCTCATGATATTTCGTTTAGTCTTGCTTGTTTTTGAGGGACATGTTTGATTATCCCTATTTCGTCCATTTCTATAAATTCCTTGAGTGGGAGACATTTCTGACTATCAAACCCTATCTCTTGGAATGAGTTAACTTCTTCGAATCTTTTTAGCCTAACTTTGTATTTCTTTCTTTCTGGCGAGTCTTCAATAATAAAAACATACTTACAGCCCATTTCTTTAATTTTATTCAGTACACTTGTACTAATCGGATAACCTCTGCCTTTGTGATAAAAATGTCTATCAGGGTCCCGATGTGTGTAGTAAGTATCGCCTATCAGCTTACCGACAATTTTCCCTTTTAATCTAATCTCTATCATTCTCTATTTCTACCTCTTCTTCTTTATCCTCTTCATTTGTGGCTTCGTACTCAACTTCTACAGCCATATTATCCCCTCCATCTTCCCAAGGGTATTTACGTTTCTTTCTAATAAACCCAGCTTTCTCTAATTGGACTAGATACTTCTGGAACTCTTTCATGTTTGATAAATTAACTTGAACAAAATTATTAGTTTGTTCTTTAGGTGCATTAAGGTTTCCTAGAATCTTTTCAATCATCTCGACTCTTCTTCTAGTCTCATTCGCAATACCTAACATAACACCCGCATTCTTTACTCCTTGCTTCTTAGCTTCTTCCCAGAGCAAATCTAATTCTTCAGTTTGTTTTTGGAGTTTCTCAATCAACCTTCGTATCTCCAAATTATACTGGTCTTTTAATCGATTATCCTGCATTAATCCCATCTCCCTTCTAATTATTCTTTTATCATAAGCATTCTGTATTTGTTTGGTAGTAGCTTTGATATTATACTTTTGTTCTATTCTTCGGCTTATCTCAGACCAGTTTACTCCGAGGAGTACTAAGTCTTCTATGAATGCTAACCTATCCGGGTCTAACAAACTTTGTTCGATTATGTTCATTTTTGCTGTTGTGCTATTAGATACTCGTTCTTGCCAGTCAAGAAGTAGGTATAAAATCTGCCTTCTAATCTAGCACCGACTATTCCTAAATTTAGTAATGTCAACATATACGGCCTTAATGCTTGCCTACTTACTGAAAACTGTTCTACAAGGTTTATAGTCCTAATCTTTCCGCCATTACGTTTCATGATTCCAATTATTGTATTTAGTTTTTCTGGTGTAGTCAAATACAAAAAAGGGCTTGTTTTATCTGGGTGCATATTTGTTCTCCTTGAATGCGTTCTTCAATCTTAAATTGACCGCATCCTGTTCTTTTTTAGTTTTTAATATCTCTAAATATGGATGATGAATTCTCATACATGGTGTTGGTTTAGCTAAGTTGTCCAATAGATATTTCTGAGTATATATATAATCTTTGTCGGTTTTAGCAACTCCATAGATAAGTTCGTTTTCCACTCTTTCTTTTTCTGAGAAATATTTGGCTATAATACTCGCAGCCATACAGGGTTCAACATACTTATCTCCTTCAGTATCAATTTCCCATGAAAGAATCTTTCGGTCCAAATCTGGTAAATTCTTTGGTAGCAATTTCAAGAACTCTACTTCGAACTCGTTCCTATTAAAACAAGGGTTTTGTATGTGTATCTTGTGTTCCCAGAATTTTGGGATAGTGTTTAACAGATTAATCATAGCTTGTATTATCTGTAATTTGTTATCTTCGTATTTTAATTGGTGAGGTTTGATATACTCTACCATATAATGTAATCCTTTCTTGTGCATTTCTTCGGTCAATTGTTTAATCTGGCTGAAAGGCATAAGCTCTGTAGATATAATTCCAGAGGTTATTACAATTTCTCTGAACCTCTCATCATCTTCACAAGCGATTAAACTAACACAAACACTTCCAATAATCTCATTTTCTCCATTATAAGATAATCCGATTATCATAATTTAACCTCTTTGATAGATACCTTTGGCTGGTTCTTAATCTTTTTTCCAACTACCCAATTGAACTCTGCAATTGCAGTTTCGTATACTGCTCTGATATAAAACATCGGAGCAAATATCAAAACTAAGATTAAGATTATCAAGCTAACTACAGTAAAAATAACTGGTGAAGCCAAGGCTCTAAATAAAATCATCAACCTTTTTTTAAGTTTTTTATTCATCTTGAGTCTCCAAGTTTACGAGCCATTAGTTCTCTAAACATTTTAACATTCTCTGCGAACTTCTCAGACTTACCACTAAATTCTTTGAGTTTGTCAAGTATATCATTCGCGTCTTTACCATATATCTTGATTTGGGTATCTGGTCCTCCCCATCTAAAACAAAAACTACTTTCTTGTTTTACTTCCGTGGTCTCTTCCATCTTCTTTCATCTCCTTGAACATTTTCGCTGCTACGTTTAATGCCTCTTTAAATAAGATAGCCTCATGTAACTTGTTGATGGCACTATCAAAATCTTTTTCATTCCATTCTCTTTTGATAGACGCTTCTAAAATTTCTAAAGCAATCTTTGTAGGCCCATCATTCTTCTTAAGCTTGGCTTCGTTGATTAAATTCAAACATTCATTGTTAAAGGTTTTCTTTTTCATATTTCCTCTTAAATTTAAAGGGAAAATTAATCCCTTCAAATTCTTTTTTCTTCGATTAGTTGTTTAAGTACGTCTCTAGGGTGTGCCTTTGGGTCAATATTCATTTGTTTCTTGAATGATGCAAACCAACCAGTATGTCTTCCTCTACTAGATTGACCTAGAGGTTCAAAACCTAACTTTCCTCTAAGAAAGTTTTTGGTTTCTTTGCCTGTCAAGGTTGCTAATTCAGGATACTTTTCTAGCAATTCTTCCTTATTAAAACTAACTGGCAGATATCTATGTTTGGTATCTCCAATCTTCTCTTCATTTTTGATTAATTCTGTAGTCTTCATTTTTTCTCCTATCACATCTTTTCGAATTCTTCAGGTTGTTCTTCTTTTGGTACTAATTTATACCAAGCTACGGCTGTCCACATTCCCTTTGGTTCAACTGGTGGATATATTGGGCAGGATTTAACATATTCATTCTTACAAAAAGTTCTAAGCGCAATACATAACTCTTTCAAATTGGTTGCTTCAAACTCTTGTGGTATGAATTTGTCTAATGGTCTAGGTTCTGCTTCAACAGGTTTCTGATAGAATGGTGCTTTCCTGTAAGGGAAATTCCTATTACCAGAGTAATTATTAAACCCTCTTTGTGGTTGGCCTTGTGGTGTTTGAGGCGCGCTTAATGGTTTGCAAAAGCTAAAGAAATTAACTCCTTGCATACTGCTTGTAAGCTCTACTTCCATTCCTTTGCCAATCTTTCCTTCTTGTATCATCTTCAAAAAGGCATCTTTTTTGTCGTCTTGTGGGTTCAACCAATTCATAGGAGACTCTTCTAATAAAATACCTCCAGTCTTTGGCGAACACGCCTTAATAGTTCCAGTTCTAGTTTGTTCCATTTTTTGTTTCTCCTTCTTCCTCTAGGTTTTTATCTCCTTGAGGCAAGTTAATATGTCCTTGTGTTGCTAAGTATTTTAATACTCTCGCAGGACTATAATGCTGTGGTATATTGTATACAGCTTTCAAATGTTTAATCCAACTTGTTGGACTCTTGCGTCTTTCTCTGGCATCCTTTGGCACATTCAAATTTAATAGTATTTGATTCTGTGCTTCAGAGCATAGCATACTATTCTCAATCCCTTTAATATGTTTCAATACTTGGTTTGAGAATGTTAAACCTAATCCTCTGGGTTCATCGAAATTAATCCTCTCACTCTTTTTATAGAGACTATGCCTTTTTAACATTTTTAAATAGCCCTCCTTGTGGCTTTCTTAATCCTATTTTTTTAATTCTGTATTCAATATTCGCAACAGGTTTTTCTAATCTATTGGCTATACTCATTACACTCTCTCCTTTGCAGTATCTCCATTTAAGTTCTTCAATTTCTCCAGCCGTCCAAGTTACTATTCCCTTGTGTGACTCTATTGCTGTATCCAACTTATCTAAAATTTTAAACTTCTTGACAACGCTTTCCATATACAAATCTGTTACATTAAAATCTGTCTGAATACTTAACACAAAATTCTTGCCATTAAACTTGTGCACTTTTTTTGGTTGTTTCATCTTGTAAACCTATGTAAATACATTCTCCCTTAAATACCTTTCGATTTCAAATATTTGTCTCTTCTTTTGATGAATTCTTTTAGCTCTTTTTCCTTTAATTCTCTCTCTATGGCCTCAAAATATGTTTGACATTTATCACATAATTCAAACTCAAACTCCAAATTTGATTGAAATAAATGTTTAACCCAATTCATATTCCGGGTAAAACCTTGTTTGCATTTCCAACACTTATATTTTACTATCATTCTAACAGCCTCCAAAGTGAGCAATCATAACAATATATCGCCCCTTTAATAGTTGGTTTTCCACAAGATAAACAAGTTTCCAATCCCTGTTTCAATACCTTGTGCCCTTCAATATGTAATTTGCTAGCTATCATTTGAAGGTTGTATCCCTTTCGGTAAAGTTCTTTCGCCTTTAAACAAGTAATCCTATTTAGATGATACCTCAGTTCATTAGGTTCTCTTCGCATTTTTTTATCCTCTTTTATTTTTGTAGTTCTTCGAATACGTCTTCAATTATTCTGGTAACAAATCCCAAGATACTAATTAAAATACTTAGTCCTGCATTTACCCAGAATAAAACTAATAACCAAACAGGTGCATTTATTGTCGTCAAAATCATATATGTTATGAAAATGCCTAATGGAACATTTACTAACAATAACCCTAACGACAAGAAAATTAATCCGACTTTAATCCCCATCTGCTCACCTCCTTTTTTTTGAACATACCTTTCCACACTTCTATATCCCTGAGACTTTGAAACTTTTTATTCTTCAAATACTTACTATTTCTTATTTTCTTAATCTCTTTGTTATAGCAGTGGTAACAATAAAAATTATTATATAAATGGTGTGTCTTGGTCTTACAATTAATACACTCCTTAACTACTACGTTTTTGTTGTTCGCCATTCTTCAACCCCTTTTTAAGTCGATAGTATGTAGCTTTACTTCCAGAGAAATGTTGTATCCTAACCTTATCATTATCATATTGTTCAACTAATCCAACAATCTCAATCATTCTTTGGTCTATGTTCATTAACTCTAATGTAATCCGTTTCCAATTAGCTTGGTCAAATTCGAATATCTGAAATGCTTTGATTAAAGTTCTAAGTGATATATCTTTTCCATACTTTGCATTACGTTTGATAAAGTTTAATACTTTAACTCTATCATCTAATTGTAAGTGAGGATATTTGTTAGTTATTTCAGTCATTTTGGTTAGAACTTCTTCAATACTCGGTTCAAAACTCACATAAAACCCTCTATCGATTAATGCTCTAATGTTTTCGTTCTTCACATCAAACTCGTTACATAAGATTAATACATTCGAATTAGTAGTAAAACTCATAGGCACATCTGCACTTGCAGGTGAAGTAGAATGATATTGTATAGTCTTTGTTTCTTCTGTCCCACAGATTTGTTTAAGTAATGATACTGAAATCTTTGAAGTGAGTAAGTTATCTACATCATCAATCAATATAGGTCTTCCAATATTAGTATAGATATCTTTATAGAATTGTAATGGTGTAACGTGAGAGTTAATAAAATAGAAATCTTCACCTTTGAGAGTTCTTAATACACTCGAAGTCTTACCTAATCCAGCTTTACTTTTGATTATGATTAAGTTTGCTTTCTTCTCTGCAAACATTTTCACAAACTTGTCCAACTCTTGATATTTTGTTATTCTCATCTTCTATCCAATTTATTAGGAGGAGTGATAGAGGTTAAAACACAGGGAGGTTTTGAACTACCCCTACCACTCCAAATGCAAGTTTTTACTTGTTTTTATCCAAGTAAATATGATACTTTCTTAAATACTTTCCTGTGATATGCAGTTATAACAATCTTCGCAGTAAGTCATACTACCTTTGGTCTTGACTTTCCCAACGATTATTTCTTTACAGCAACCACATCTTTCAGTATTCTTGAATTCCATTATTCCTCTTTTACAGCTTCTTTGACTAACTCCCATTCAGTTTCTTTCTCACATTCCCAACATTCTTCCTCTTCATTAAGTTCTTTTAGGGAATAACTGCTTGGAAAATGTTGAGTAGAGCCACAATTCTTACATTTGTAAGTAGGCATATCAAAGCATTTTTCATTTATATTACCTTGCTTATCGCAAGTTATCTTTTCTTCAAAACAACACCCTATTTCTTCGGTTTCTATCTCAACTTTAACGTTATGCAACTTACAAGCTTCTGACAGAGTTATTAACTCGGTCGGGTTGTTTTGTGGGTATCCTCCTACTAAACAAGAATGCCCACTCCAAGCAAACTCTACACCAAAACTGACACAATCTACTTTGCCTATTTCATACATTTCTTTGAAATCTTCCCACCTACAATGCATAAAACTCCGAGCAAAATATTTATCTTGTAACGCTTTGTATTCATTCTCTTCTTTGTCATCTCCCTCATTATAAAACAAAAAATGCTTACAAAAATTTTCTATATCTTCTGGTCTCCCAGAGACTTCTACTTGTCCGCTACACCAATTAGCCATTTTAATACTCCTCTGGTGAAAACTCTTTTCCACATTCTTCACAGGAATAATGATAGTCTTCACTTGAATATTCATCTTCTCCTCCACCCCAAAAGATAGGACTTTCTTCATCACTATAATCTGCGTGGAAGATTTCAGCATTTCTTGTTACGGCACATTTGAGTTTCTTTCCTTTACAGAAAGGACACTCTGTTATGTTCTCGAACACTTCTTCTACATAGTCTCCCATTTTATCCTCCTAATTATGTTGTTCAATCAAATCTGCAAGTTCTAATACGACTACTCCAACAGGTATAAGCAACCCAAAGCTTAAAATCATCATACCCCAAGCAATTAATCTGTATCCTATTGTTCCTTTTCTTTTCTTTTCCATTTTTTTAGTCTCCTAAACTACCTTCATCAGTTATTTCTTTGAAGGTTAATTTTCGTCTGTTTTGGAGTTCAGCAACAGATGTTATCTTTCCTGCCTTGAACTTCCGTTTTGCGTCTTTAATATCTACTGCCTCGATTAAGTATTCTCTATTCCAATACTCAATTTCATTAGTAATAATCTTATATACATTCAATCGTTTCATTTTAAGTTCTCTTCATATATTTGTAAATCTTTTTCTAAATCTCCCTTGAAATTTATTCTCTCTGCCTCAACTTCTCCATATTTGATAAGTAAGTCTCTGTAATTCTTGATGATGAACAAATCTAACTCTGTCCAATCAAACACATCTTCCCAGCAGTCTCTAAACTCATCACAATCTAAATCTTTCTTTTTTACTATTTCTACGATTAATGCACTCCAATCAATATTGAAATCTTTCATACTATTCTCCTGTAAATTCTTTTATAATCTTCTTTTGATGAGAAAGTATATACTTTAAATCATTCTCAAACTCTTCTCTCATACTATCTTCGTCTATCCTTGTGTTGTGATAAATTTGTATTTCAATCTGTTCTCGTTTTAGGTTTATCATTTTTGTTCTTCCATACCCTCTTTTATTGCGGTGTTGCTTAACTCTATCTCTCTGGTTAATATTGAGAGATATTCATAGAGTTCGCTATTTGTTGCGTCGTTTATTAACTTTTTAAATTTATTAACAGATATCATCTTCTATCTCCCATTCCTTATCTAACCCCGTCTTTTTCAGCAGTTCTTTTTCGTTGGTGAAAAGATATTCAGTTCCATTAACAGATATGATAAACTCCAAATAATCTAATACTCCCTCTTTTGTTTCTTGTATTTGGAAATCTGAATAAGAGTTAATCACTTCTGCCTCTTCTTTCCAATTTATGTCTGGTGTTCTCATTCTTCCACCTCATTATCCCAATAGTATCCGTCGCTTTCAACATATTCACCACAATTAATCGTTATTTTGATATTATTCTCTTTCACAAACTTTTTCAAATCATCAAAAAAAGAAAAGTCTATGTAGTGGTTACCTGTAACTTTGAAATGGATTTCGTTATCCGAGCTATACAACTCGGTTATGTCTGTTTCTTTGATGAATGTTTCAGTAAAGATATTAGTCTTAATCTTATCTAAATCTTCTTTACTCTCACATTCTACAAGGCATTCTGCGAAGCAATAGACACTCATTTTATCTCCTCTCCTCTTTCTTCTTTGTATTCTTTCAACCAACATTTACCTTTGCCGTCAAAAGTGTAACCCCAACGTTCTCCGTCTTCTCCAACGAAATGAACTTCACATTCTTCAACATATTCTTTGATGAACTTTGCAAAATCATCACTCTCATACCATTTTTGATAGTAGTCTTCCCATTCAAGCCAACCATTCTCATCAACATTCCATTCGCTATCGTTCTCTTCACCGAAGAAAAACCAAACGAAATCTTGTTTGGGTGTCTCCTGTTTGGTATCCTGTTGGAGTTTTAATACTGCGTCTTTGAACTCTTGGATTTTATCTTTTTTAATCTTCAAGTCTCCACTCATACTGCTGTAATACCCCATTTTACCAACTACTCCCATACTCAAAATCCCATTCATCTGGTAACTTCAAGCATTCTTCTATGATAGATATGGTGTTCTTCACATTTTCAAGGTAATACCTATCGTAGTCTGTATTCCCGAAGAAGAAACCTTCCTGTGTCGGTAACAATTTAGCAACAGCTTTTTTATTGGTTATAGTCAATCCTTTCTCATATTGATAGACTTTCTCTCCTTTCTTACCGATAGTGTATCCATTTGCAACCTTACCCTCTTTGGTTTTTGCAATCTTCACAACTTTTTTACAGAGTTCTAAAAGCTTTTGCAAATCTTCTCGGCTTACTCCGTAGTCCCGACAATTATCGTTACCCTCTTGCACATTATCCACAAACCATTTGTGAATAGCATTCGCTTTTCTCCAATCTCCGACTGCAATCTCTACATACTGCACTCTCTTATCTGTGCCTTTAATCTCTGGAAACATCTGTTGGATATCGTTAGATATCTTGTTATCTGGGTGTTCTTCTGGGTATTTCCATAAATACCTTTTTCCATATAAATACATATCAAGTCCCATTATAGTCTCCTACAACGTAATTCTTCTTCAATTGCTGGTATAATTTCTTTTCTATCATAATCGCCTCTCAATCCTAACACGATTAACCAACAGATATGTCTAAAATCCACGTGTTCAATACTATGAAAACAAGTATTACACGGGCAACCTAACTCTTGACAATTACAACCTGTCTTATTTGCAAAAAGTCGGGTTAAATCTTGTGCCTTTAATGTTTGCATTTGTTTAGTCTCCCAAGAATAATACTTTGTCAAGGTTTTCTAAATCCTCTTGTATCATTCTTATCTTTTTGTTAGTTTTAACCCTCTCCAAGATGAGCGAGTTATACGCCTTTAACATTCGTTTTCGTTCGTTAAAGAACTCCCTGTGTTTGTCTTCTGTGTTCATTCCCAAGTTCCGTTATCTCCCCTTAAAATTAGTTCTTCATAACCAAGTTTGATGATAAGTTTTCTTGTAATTTCTCTCATTTCCTTAATGCTTAAACTACTATCATTCTTCAACAGAAAGATAACAAGTTTGATTTCTGTTACCTGTGCAAGTTTAAGTTCTACAACTTTGTCAAGTGCTTTGATTAAATGCTTTTTAGTTTGTAGTTTCATTTACCTTACTCCTTTGTGTTGGTATTTCCACCCTTTCGGTGTCAGTTCTTCCATTCCAATAAACCAATTATAATCGGTGTCTATTACAACCTTATCATCAAAATTGATTATTACTGCTGGAATAAACCCTGTGTCACTGGTGTTACTCTCATAAGGGTAACTATTGAGACAACCTCTAACATTTTGCGGGTTACTTTCTTTGATGTAACTCTGCTCATCATTAAAAATCGCCTTTAAATATGAGTAATGTTCAATAACAAGGTAAAACCTGTTATCTTTCACAACTCCAATCGTGCAACTGCTCATTTTAGTCCCACCTTGTCCCGTTATCTAAAACTGCATATCTTCCTCTTGGTTTATCCCAATTAATGAAATCTTTTCTTGCGTCTTTAACTGAATTATACTCTCCAAAATCAACCAACTCATTAGTTTCTTTGGAATATACTCCCATTTTGATTATTTCTTTCAACTTACCCACCTCTCTGCTTTACAGATAGTATAATCGCACTTATCGGTTTTCAGTTTCTCAACTTGTTTCATAACTTCTTTAATTGAAGTGTCAATCGCTTTAAAGACAATCTCGGTTTTATCTCTTCTACCTGTCTTTCTGTTCCAACTATGCCTTAAAACCCAATATTCTTTATTCATCTTAATTCACTCTCCAACATTCATAAGTTAAGTTGTAGGTTTCTTGAATTCCATATTTGCTTAATTTATCTCCTTTCACAGCAACAGAGAAATACTTTTTATCGCTGTTACTCCAATCTTTTAGGTTAAGTTTAATCTCTGCTCTTGTTCTCAAATCTATGAGACTTCCCGCACCAACCCAAAAATTAAATATTCCACAACCGCAATTTTTAGGAATAGTGATATATCCTTTCTCATATTCGTTTCTTAAAGTTTCTATCTCACTCCCTCTAACTTCCCAGAAGAATACAAATTCTCCGTATTCACTACCCATCATATTTAATAATTCGTTTTTCAATTCTTTCAGTTTGATATTCCCTTTCAGCAACTTTTTAAGTTCTTTATAACATTCAGAATACTTATATTGAGAAATAGTTATCATATCTTCATTTGATTTAAGTTCTATCCTCAATCTTATTCTACTATTATTTAATAATCCTTGAAAATTCATATCAAAAAGAATTCTCATTTCATCACACAAATAATATTGTAGTTCGTTATCTGTCTTTTCTTCTGCTGTTAATTCTTCTTGAAGAATATCTTCAATAATTTTCATTTCGTAGTCTGTTTCAATAATATCAATATCTTCTAATTCGCCTTTAATATACTTTAAAACTTGTTCTTCGCTTAATCTATCGTTATAATCCCAATAATAGCTTAAATCACTCTGCCTTTTAGTTACAATTCGCCTTAAAATCTCTTCCTTTTCTTCTTGATTAAAGGTATAAACCTTTTCTTCCCTAACTATTGTTTTTTCTTGCATTTTGTTCTTATCCTATGAGGTTTTAAAGGTATTCCTCATTAACCTTTTCAGAAGAAGAGATTAAATCCTCTCTTCCAACCAACTTTAAAAATCTCTTTCCGTTAAAGTTTCCATTCTCCCGTTTAAAATAAGAGATAAACGCTTTAATTATGTCTTCGTTGGCTCTTGTGTCTTTTAGGATAGTTCCTATATTTTTAAAATCCTTTTTAGTCTGCATTTTAAACAACCTCTTTGAGATTTTTTCCTTTACAAATAGGGCAATAATCAAACAAAAATCTTTCTTTGTCGTATTTAGTTTTACAACTTAAACACAGAGTTCTTTTTTTAGTTTTCATTTTGTAACCTCTTCCTCTGTGTTTCTGTCTTCTTCTTCTGTTTCAAAAGTTTCTATTAAGTCTTTTACTACTTCCAACGCTATATAATAAATTTCTTCTTTGTGCCTTGTCTGTGCGTGTTGGAGAAGTTCAAAAAAGCTTAATTTAGATTTATTGAAATCGCCAATTTCGTTTAAAACATCTTCTACATAATCAGAATTTCCTAAATCTTCCGACAACCACGCCAATAAATCGCCGTTGTAAATATCTGCCTCTGCGTATTCCAAAACTTCAAAATTTTCTAAATCCCCTTCGTTACTTTGAAGATAATAACCGATATTACTTAAAGCATCATCAAGAACTCTATAATAAAAATCTTCAATCTCAAAACCTCTACTATAAAGGATATTTTCTATTCTCTCCCAATAAGGTTTAAACTCTGTGTCTTCATTAAATACTTTAAATTTGGTTTTGTCTTCTCTTTCTTTTGTGATTAAAGCACTATCACAAAACCTTTTAATCCTTTCTTTTGTGTTTGTTTCCATTTTGTTTTGTTCCTATTGGGTTTTAAAGGAAAACCCAATTAACCATTAATAATCATAATCTTGAAGACATTCTTTAAAGGTGTCTTCATCATTCGCCTTTAAATATTCTAATCCATCTAAATCATCATTACTTAAAGGTATAAACTTTATTTCTTGATTTTTTATATTTACTATCCTTAACTCTCTTAAAGAGTAATCAATAGTAAAAATGTAGTTCTCGCCTTTAAGGTTTATTTCTGTGTTTGTTATCATTTTAACACCTCAATATTATAAACACCCGTTTCTTTTTTTAAGCTGTCTTCTTCATTATGGAGAAGTTGTTCGGCTTTAATTATAACCTCTTCTTCTGTGTTTGCCTCTATTTCTCTGACTACCTCACTAAAAATAAAACTTATTTGGAATGTTTTCATTTTTTAAAGTTCCTCGCTTTCATATTCTCTAATACTATCGGTTATTATATCTTTTATTTGCTGTATAATATTTGGATTTAAACAATTTATTAAAGCAAATAAAACTAAACAATTAACACTATATCCTTTTTTAGTGTTTAAGTTTTCCAATTCTTCATTTATATTTTTAGGGCTTAAAGCTATATAACCATCATAACTTTTGTTTTTTTGAAGTTCTTTATTTATCTCTTCTGAATACTTTAAAATAGCTTTTTTAAGTTTTTGTTTATTTATACTATTATAGATAGTTAAATCTATGCTGTCAGTAGAATAATTATATGTGTTGGGGTTGTAAATACTTAATTTTTTAAACTTTAACCCTAAAATATTTAAAGTGTTTTTTAAACTTTCAGCAATTTGTTTATTTTTAATCTCTTTAACTACTATTTTTTGAGATTTTACAAAATCTATTTCAGGGTTTGGCATAAAACCCAATTCTATAAATTCATAGGTTTTCATTTTTTGTTTTTCCTATTGAATTTTTAAGGAATTCAATTAAACCCTTTATTCTTTTTCTGTTTGTTTTTTTATACCTTTAAGCTTAAAGGTTTTCGTTGTTTATCTTATTGTAATATGAAATCCCTACACGTACTTCGGGACTTGTCGGGTTTGGTTATTTCGTTGTATATCTTGATTATACGTTTCGGTGTTATACCTCTACTTTAACCCTTACCTATCATCTCATAAATAAACGGGTGTTTAACCCGTTTTGTGAGTATAAGCCCTCTCTGGCGATTGAAGAGCAGGGTTTATCTTAAACCCTTATTACCTCGTATTCTATAAGTGAATTCTCCATATAGAGTAATATATCCTCTTGTGTTGTAAATGTTAAGTCTTTCTTCGTTATAGGATTAATAATTATCCCTATCCCGTGCGGTGTCTCTATTGCTATCTTGTAATGTCTCATCTTCTACACTCCGTAGGTAATGCCTGTAATACCTCACTTGTTAAGTCTCTTATAATGGAAAGACTTATTAAGTTTCTATCCTTGTTTTTTTGTTGTGTGTTCATATCCTTAACCTCTTTCTTTTTGTTAGTTATCTTATGTATAATCTTATTGGTATTCTTATTTATATATCTTTTCCTTGCTATTTTCTACTATATAGTTTATATTTTTTAAACCATTTGGTTGTAACTTTTTACAGATTATAAGCATAAAATTAGTAAGGATACAATAAGCTGGGTTTGTTGTGTTGTATATACGTTTTTAGAGCTTATAACACCATTATAAGCAGGAATTAGCATATTTGTATATAGTGTAGAACATAATAAAAAATAAACAAATACAACCAATCAGTTGAACAAAAATCAACCAATTAGTTGATAAAAAAGCATTCTTTTTTAACGAGGAAAAAAGGAGGGAGAGGGTAAGTCACGTACCTGTGGCCGGCGCACGCTTTGAGGAACCCTTTATTCATTTTGTTATTCATTTTATGTAAATAGCTGAATGTGGCCGAGAGGTCTTAAACGCGTTTGCCTTTTTGTTTCTATCTATAAGTATAACGCCTGTTTGCTTATAGTCTCTCTTTGTTCTATAACCTTTCTTATTGTATACCGCGCGCGACGCGGAGCACCTCAGTCGCCGGTGCGGCTATCATTGGTAGCTTCGGCTGCTAACCTTTCCCTTCTCCTTTTAACCCATCTATTAAAATAAGTATCTGGTTCTTCTTCCGGTTCTATAATCTTTGGTTCTGGGACATACCTAACTTGTGCTTGAATATGGATATTATTGTGACATTTTGAACAAAGACAAACCAAGTTCTCTTTAGCATTGTTAAGTTTGTTATAATCTTTATGGTGTATATCCAAGTTATCCCTGCTTTTGCATTCGGAACATTCTGTCTTAAGAAAGATATATTCATTCCGATGATGCCTCTTCCAATTATTCCACACTCTGAACGCTTGTTTCTTTGTGACCTTGGAATAGTATCTCATCCTCATTCTGAGTACTGTCTGATTAATTAATTTTTGTATCCCAGAATAACCAATCCTAACCAGAAAAAGGCAAAGGTATTTAAACTAGTAATGTTTTACAACCCTCGGAGTGGAGGTGTCTGCAGTCTTCAACACAGCGAAGATATCGGATGGGCTGGCGGCTAGAGGTCAACCCAACAAAACCGAAACACCTTGTAAATCTCCAAATAAAAAAACGAGGAGCAAGAATGAAAGCAAAACAAACAAAACAGTCAGACGAAAAGTACACTGGTACCCTGAGCAGTTATTATGGTATCCCTGATGATAAGTTTAACGAGATGAGAAAAGAGTTGTTGAACTGTATCGTAGCTTTTGATACGCATAGTAAGAGTATAGATTACATTACCAAGAAATACAAGGGTAACGAACAAATAATAGCTTTGGTATTATATGGCCAACTAATGGTTAGGCTGGCAGGTCCAAAATGAAAAGGATAGAAACTTCAGAGGATGCGAACATACTAGCCAACAAGATAGCTATGATAGTACTGGAATCTACTGATGATTCTGTCCAAGCGGTAGGAATAGTAGAGTTGGTCAAATACCGATTATCAGTGATGGCAATTGATGGAAAATGAAACAATCAGATTTCGAAAGTGTTTACAAACTAATCAATGCGTTGAAGGCATTTGAATTAGATGGTTGGGAAATGGATGACATAACACTTACCTATTTGACGCAAGGTCAGGTTAACATTTATTTCAAACGAAAGGAACAAAAATGAAACAACTGAAATGTCCAGAGTGTGGCGAGATTATGTTGGAAGGTACCAAGTTACCTTCATTGAACGGTATAGCTACTTACTACAATTACTACTGTGAGACTTGTGGCGGAATGTTTAAAGTCAAGCGTCTGAATGCAGAGGTGTTAAAATGAAAGAACATCCATTTCCAAAAGCGATTGGAGATATATATTATCCTGATGAGCAGGATAACATAAATAAAAAGACTGAACTAAAAACATTGAAAGATTTATATGAAGATAGTCGGACACGGTTTAATATTCCAAATAATGCTGTTTGTTTAAATCAAACATCATTCTTTAAAGAAGATTTACGACAAGAAGCAATCAAATGGATTAAAGAGTATGAAGATATGAAATTGCCGGAAGCAATACCTGAAGAAGTAAGAGAATATGGAAAGGGTATGACTATCGACTTCATTAAACATTTCTTTGGAATAGAGGAGAGTGAGTTAGAATGATAGAAGTAAATATATTTACCATTACAATAGCTATTCTAGTTATATGTTTATTATGTTCTCTGTTAATCTTAGTTATAGGATTAATCATCAGAGAAATAATTGACATTTATGATGAGATTAAATGGAGGTTTAGAAAATGAAATGCTATATAGATTCGGTAACGCAGAAAATAAACGAGCCGTTAGTCGCACATTGCACAATAGTATTCTCTAAAGAAGAAGAGGAAGCAATAGGAGATGACTTTGATAAAGCTAGAAAGAAGTTACGTGAGTTAAAGAAGTCTTTGTCAGAAGAATTAATAAAAATAATGGTATTAGAACCAGAGGTTTAACAAATGAGCATCAGCAAAGAAGAAGCATTGAAGTATTTAAGAACTATTGAATTAGTAATTTCTACAAGTAAGTTTTACAAAGAAGTATTGAGAAATAATGAAGTTCAAAAAGTCAGAGATTACATAGAGCAAAGCTCAGGAGAGAGGAAATGAAAACAGAAATCAAAATATTTAAAAATGATACTATGAAGAATTGTATCAAGAAAGCGTTAGACGAAGGATATACTATCTTGACTTTGAACGAAGTTTTGAAGTTCAAGAAAGAAGGGAAGATTGACAAAAATAAATACTTTGATAGTAGAACCTTTGGGTATATCAAGAACAATAAGTTCGTTGTGAAAGATTTAACGAAGAAAGAACTGATGGATTATGTAACAGATAAATGGAAGTTTGGTCGCCCCTTGGCGTTTGGCAACTTCTACTACGATGTCGTTGGCGTCAACTACCTTAACTTTGGGCGTTTTGTAGGGGTGAAGAAAGTAAAATGAAAACCAAATACAAATATGTTGCAAGATGTATGAATTGTTATGAAGAACAGGTTGTTTTCATACCACACAAGGTATTAGCCAAAACTTGGTTGAAAGATTATTATTGCAGAAATTGTATGTGCAAAGGGGAAGGTAAGATGACACCAGAAGAACTTGACAGGGAAGTTGAAGATGTGTTAAATAATTTAGTAGAGTTGAAACTATTGAAAAAAACCCCAAAAGGATATATTGATTCAAATTATTCAAAATTAATAGACAAAATGACACCAAGAAAAGCTTGGTTAGAAGGATTTAAAGGAGGAATAAATGGGACAAATAGGGCAATTAAACACAAGTAAACCAATCACTAATGCAATGAGTGAAATTAGAGAATGGTTAGGCAAAATAAAAATCTCTGGAATGTTAATTGATTTAAGATATGATGCACCAACAAATGTAGCATCTGTAAAGTTTAAATTTAATGGAAAAGATTATCAATTTATTTCAAAAAGACAACGAAATTGCAGATTAAATATGTTTGCCATTGCAAGAGTAATGGAATATAAAGTTAGGTCTCATTTGATGGGAATAGAAGACTTTGAAAAATCTATGATTGCTTATTTGGAATTACCTAACTATTCGGAATTTCAAGAAGCAAAACCTATGCAAGATTCAGTTTCAGAGAAAGATTATATGATTTTAGGAATAAATAGTCTTGCAAGTAATGATGAAGTAGAGAAAAGATTTAAGACATTAGCAAAGACATACCATCCAGATATGGCATTATCCGAAGAAGCTAAAAAAGAATTTGGTAACAAAATGTCTGAAATAAATATGGCTTATACAAATATAAAGAAATCAAGAGGTATCTAAAATGAAAAGTGACGAACTTGACAGGGAAGTTGAAGACGAAATTGATAATATAAATAGTATTATTGATTTCTTAAAAACAAACAAATGTGAGTTACTTTCAAAAAAACATTTAAGTATAAATTTTGAGTTAATTAAAAAATTATTACAGGCACAGCAGGACAGGATTAAGCAGTTGGAAATAAGCCATAACAAGATGTATCAACAATATTCAGCAAATCTAAAAGAATTAACTTTGGCATATCAAAAGATTAAACAGTTGGAAACAGAGATTAATTTACTAAAAAAGGAGTTTGAGATAATTGATGAGAAAGACGCTAATCCAGAGTTATTAGATATATTAAAGAAAGGCGAGGGGGTGAGGAAATGAGCTGTGCAACATTTGCAGTATTCAAAACAGTTGAAGATGCTGAGAATTATGCTAATGAGCTAATTCACAAGTTTGGCAAGGATAGAGTATTCATATTCCACGAACCAGAGTTATATCCTGAAGAACCCTATACAGTGAATATAGACTAAGTAAAATGAAAAGAGAAGATATCCCTATGGCAGACAGGACTATTAGAATCCTTAACAAGATAATCTGTAAGGTAGAGAACTATCAAGACAGAGAGCTGTTAGATTATGTTATGAACATGAGGGACAAGTTACAGGCCGAGGCTAACAAATCTCGTAGAATTGAGAATTAGAAGGTATAAATGCAGTATAACACAGAATTAGCAAAAAAATATATACTACAGAACACAGGTAAATATGAAAGTTAAACACAGGAATTAAAGGTTATAACCATTAAATTCAAACGAATTAGCAATTAAGTATATGCTACAGAATACAAATGATATGGAGGAAATATGGATACACAACGAATAACCATCAAAAAGAGTACATTAGAGAGACTGAACAGAGTTAACCCAGTACCAGAGGTAGCTATCAATATCTTATTGAGAGACTCTGAGGAACTGGTTAGGACCAGACGCATGCTTGATGATTTGTTAACCAAGTAGTTTAAGAAAATCAACCAATTGGTTGAAAACGGTAATGAAGGTAAGATATATGATAGAGGATATAATTAAGTTCATTGGTATACTCCTAGTATTCTTTTTGGGAGTCATAGCAGGAATAGATTGGGAAAGGAGGAAAAAATGGAAATAGAAGATATAGTCGGCTTAATATTTATAGGCATACTATGTGTCTTTGTTGGTGTCTTTGGGATGGGTTTATTTATGCACAGCTTTGGAGTAACTGACGGACAACATACAGGCTATGTAACAGCCGTTGAAAGAAATGAAGGGATGATTTATTCGGACACATTGGTTTATTTCAAGACAGACCTTGAGAGCTCACAAGAAGATATTTATTGTGTGAACGACCCAGAACTAAAAACGAGATTAGAGATTGCAGCAAGGAACAAAGTTCCAGTAACAATAAGTTATCATAATGACTTTATATTATATAACTCAGAATGTTACGCTGGGTCTACAATAATAACTGGAGTTGTCTAATGCCAAAGAAACAAGATGATTGGGCTAAGTTACATGTGCAGTTAGATAAGATAGGTATAACAGCTGTAGCGTTCTTGTACAATAATGATATTCATTTCTTGTATAGGGACAGACAGCAGTTACATCATCTATTATACCAAGCAGATAATATTTGGCAGACTCACCAAGAGATGATTAAAATGGATTTGATTAACAAAGTCGAGACTATGTTTAAAGGTGAGCCGCCAAAGAAAGAGAAACCAAGAGCTGACAACTACATGGGATAGGTTTAAATATTAGTAATTCTTTTTATTTTTAAAATGGGCAAATAATTCTAAACGTTCATTAGGGTTAATCACCTTCCAGTCTTACTGGCCCGGCAAGCACCGCAGGTTTTAGACTATCCTCTTTTCCTGCGACATTTTTTTAGAAACATTTAAATAATAGTTAGGGCTATATTAAGATTACACTTAGCGGAGCAGGTATCCTGTTTGACAGACAGAATATTTAACAAATATAAATAATCGTTGCGCGACATTAAGTCCTTACTCTCAGACCAGAGGGTAAGGCACTAAAATAATTTTTTAGAAAGGTTTATATAAGATAATGAATATACTAAGTATAATTATTTTGAAGAGGTTGAAAAGATGACAAAAGATGTAGATAGACGAAATTCTTTCACGGCTGCAGATAACTTTCCAATCAAAGTTGTCTTAGACGAAGACGTAATCAAACTAACAAAAAAAGGAATCATTCCTCCAATACATATCCAGCATATTCCAACAAACCATTGTAATATGAATTGTCCATTCTGTAGTTGTAGTGAACGAGACAAGACATTAGAGATGGACATAGAAGAAGCTGTGGAGATGATTGATTACTTTGCAACTCTTGGGACCAAAGCAGTTACTATTACTGGTGGTGGTGAACCTTTGATTTATCCGCATATCAACGAATTGATTGAAGCATATACTTCTAGGGGAATCCAAGTAGGTCTGGTATCTAACGGACTGGCAATCCAGAAATTAAATCCTAAAGTTGGAAATAAATTAACTTGGTTCAGGATTTCTAATGGTGACCACAGGTCATTCCAAGAACCTTATGTTGATAGACTTGCTACTGCAGTGGAGAGTATGCCTGATGTAGACTGGGCGTTCAGTCATGTTGTGACCAAGAAACCTAACTTGGAAGAGATTGCTAGGGTAGTTAAGTTTGCTAACGAGTTTAATTTCACTCATGTACGACTTGTAGCGGATTTGTTCGAACCACAAAATATTGATTTCAAACCTATCAAGGCATATTTGAAAGATAACGGTGTCAGTGATAGTCGTGTAATCTACCAAGAACGTAAAGATTACGAGAGAGGTATGGATTGTAGGATTGCATTTTTGAAACCATTAATAGGCCCAGATGGAGTAATGTACGCATGCTGCGGAGTCCAGTACGCGTTTGAGACACCGAGCAGAGATTTACCTCAGGAACTAAGCTTAGGCCACTGGCGTAATTATGATTTGCTTAGCTCTAGGAACCCTATGGCTGCTGGGAACAAATGTGTCAAATGTTATTACACTAACTACAACAAGTTATTAGAATCGTTGGTATCAGAACTTAAACATAAAGAGTTCTTATAGGTGTAACATGGAAGAGCAAGCACTAGTCACGATAGGCATACCTACTTGTAGAGTAAACGATTATTTATTTCAATCAATAGACAGTTGCCTGAATCAGACTTATAAGAATACTGAAGTGTTAGTTTTCTGTGACGGAGTTTCTGAAGACGAACTAGCTTCACTAAACTTCAAATACCAATTTAATCCAAGGGTTAGATTAATAATCGAACCAGAGAGAAAGGGTATCGGGTTTGGTCGGAAGACTTTGGTAGACAATGCCTCCGGACTATTCCTTGCTTTTTGTAGTGATGATGATTTATTAGAACCTGATGCTGTAGACATTTGGCTTCGAGCTTACAAGGTTGGTTGTTTCGTGTACGCAGACTATTATAATATCGACCCAAATGGAAACATATTGGGTGTATTTACTGCACCGGTATTCGAAGATGATTCCGACTTCAGGATAGCTGTACTTAACTACGCGAACAGGAATGATATGTTTGTAATGTATGGTACAATATTTTCCGATATCGACACTTGGCGCGCTAACAATTTCAGCGAGAAGTATAAACTTGGAGAAGACCTTCATCACATACTAAAGACCGCGTTAGTGAACAAAGTTAAGTTCATCAAAGCTGACAAGATTACTTCTAGATACAGACGTCATCCTCACCAGACAACTAACGAGAAGATACATGCTCTGTTCAGGAACAACCAAAACATTCGCGAAGAAATATTCGCAGCATTAAACAAATGATTGGATTACATGTCTGCCCGGATTGTGGAGAATGTGAGATGTACGAATGTGTACAAGTAACTATGGGTTTCGAATATCTCCATTGCCAGAAATGTGGTTCTAATTTTATTGACAAAGTTAACAAGAAAAAACTAGTAGACGTAGGGTTATATGAACGTGCAAAGAAACTAATCACAGGACGATGAGAACAATAAAAGAAATGAAAGGGAATATGAGTGATATTGAGTTTTCTATAGCTTGTGCTTCTAGCATTACATTCTGGGCTGAGAAAGTAGTCGGTGCTGAAGTTAAACCTTACCACAAAGAATGGTTTGATTTGGTTAGAAAGAATAAGAGGCTTGCTATCCAGAGTTTTACAGGCTCAGGGAAATCTTACACGCTGGGTGTAATTTATCCTCTTTGGTTATTGTACCATAATCCTAAGTTTCAGGTAGTAATCGTATCCAAGACTATGGCTCAGGCATTGATTCATCTTGAGACTATTGCAAGTGTGATTGAAGATAACGAACTATTAATGCAAATGGTTCCAGAGAATAAACGTGCTGGTAGGAGATGGTTTAGTAGAAGTGTTAATGATGCTCATATCGAACTTAGTGGCGGTAGAAAGTTTTATGTCAGACCTTACAATGATTCTATCAAAGGTATCCATGTAAACTATTTATTGGGTGATGAGGTTGCTTCTTATGAAGATAAAGATATCTGGTACAGGTTTGTTGTAACAAGGGTAGCTAGAAAGAATGGTACTGTCGTGGCAATATCTACTCCAGAGGACCCATCAGATTTAATGCAGGAACTACAAAAGAACGAAGAATACATAGGTAAAACGTATGCAGTGCTTGATGAACAAGGCAACCCTACTTGGCCAGAGGCTTTTGCCAAGGATAAAGTAGAAAAATTACGTAGAGAACTGGGTAAAGCTAGGTTCGAAAGAGAGTATATGTGTAATCCAAAGGCTATGATAGAGAATGGAATCTTTGCTCCAGAGGATGTAATGTCATGTGTAGACCCCAACTCTTCTCTTGGAAAGGTCAAATCTGATGATGGAATCGTAGTAATTGGCGCGGATTTTGCTATTAGTACTGGAGATAGAGCAGACTATGACGTTTATTGGGTGATAAAAAAGGTTGGAACTCATATTTATATCTTAGATGGTTATAGGGATAGAGGCGTTCCAATCGAAGAAAAGGTCAGAAGGCTAGTATCTATGGCTAAGAGTTATCCTAATTTGGAAGTAATTAGTGTAGATGAGAGTGGTATTGGTGCGGCTATTATGGAACGATTAATCTCTGCAGGCCTTCCAGTGGTAGGTCAGACATTCCAAGCTGCAAATCGTAGGTCTATGTTAATGTCTCTAGTGACTTATATCAACCAACGAAAGATAAGTATACCTTATAATAGGGCAGATGAAAAGACTTGGAACATAATAGAGAGATTGATTAGCGAGATGTTCTCATTCAAGGAGACAAAAACTCCTAGTGGTATGTATTCATTTGATTGTAGTGCTGACCATGATGATGCGGTTATTGCTTTAGCTATTGCAGTAAATGCCGCAAAAGATTATGTAGACTATGCTGATGGTGACAGTGATGGTTGGCCAATCTGAATAAAAAGATTTAAATAGTTGTTGTACCTAAGTAACACTGAAAGTGGTGATAAGTATGAATCCAAAGACCAAGCACAAGATAAATAAATTCTTAACAACAATCAAGACAAAACTCGTAGAGTTCAACACAAAACTAAAAACATTTTTAAGCAAACCCATTGTTAAAGAGCTTGCTGTAAATTTACTATTTATTTTCGGAGCAGGATTAATTATGAACATTATCCTCAGAGGATTCTTTGGGATACACATTACTTTGTTGCGCGTACTCTCATTAGGATTATTTGCATACTTGGTTAGATTTGAATTACCCACATGGATTAAATCTTTCAGGAGTAATAAAGCATGAAGACCTTTTCAGATTTATTAGGTTTCAACCAGATTCAAGAATTAACTAAACAAGAAGACATTTCTGTTTCGCAAGAAGAGAAAGGTGTGACTATTACTTCACAAAATCAAACACCAAAGATGCCAAGAGCTTCACAAAAAGAATTGACCGCATGTTATTTGCATGATAGGATTGCATTTAATGGTGTGAACAAAATGCGTCAGACTATCATGAACAGAGATAATAGAATTGAAGGAACTGATGCATCTGCTGTTGAGTATGTTAAAAGATTTATTTCTAATCTCGGCAAGTCTGGTTCAGACATCGGTTGGGAAGAGTTCCTCGGGATGACTTTCCATAACACTATACTTTATGGTTGGGATTGGAACGAGATTATTTGGAACACTCGTGGTAATATAATCATGGACTGGCAGAAGATAGATACAGATACTATGGATTATGCTAAAGATTCTGAAGGCAAGGTTGTATTAGATGTTTATGGTAATCCTGTTGGATTCGTCCAATGTTTAGAATACTCTGCATACATTCCTACTTACTTAAAAAAATATCCAACACCTAAGGGAGTAAGTCTATCACCAAATCAATTGTTCTTTCCTACTTACAAGATAGGCCTAATCAAATTATATTCTGCTGGAGACAAGTTTTATCCTATTGGATTAGTTGAACCTACATATAAATCTTCATTACGAAAGCTAAATATGGAAGAAGCTATGGCCAATTCAGTCTATAGAGTCGGTTTTCCAGTCAAAGTTGGTAAAGTTGGTGACGAAAAACACCCTCCAACTCCTGCTGCTGCTAACAAATTATTGAAGATTTTAGAAGCTATGGACTATAAAAGCAGCGTTGTAACCGAGTATTTTAACGAGATTCAGTTATTAGAACCTAAGGGAATCGAAGATATTAGAGAAGATTTGAACTATTTTACCGAACAACAGGTTACTGGTATGGGTATCCCTATGCCATTTGCAACAGGGTTAGGTACAAATACTGACAGGTCTACTTTAGAAGTTCAATCTTATTTGTATGTTCTGACATTAAAAGATATAATCAAGACTGTGACTGAAGAAATACGCAGGAAATTATTCAAACCATTGTTAAAGTCCAATCCCGCATTCGTTGACGCACAAGGAAAACTCAAGGTTGAGGTGCCAACAATAGTCTGGGATGATATTGGATTAACAGTCGAAGACGATTTCGCCAGAAGACTGAAAGATTATCAGAAGGCTGGTGTAGTCTTAGACATGCCAAGAGTATTAGAGAAAATTTACAAGTACGAGAAAATATGAAATCGATAGGACCAGAGTACCTGAAACAGGAAAACAGTAAGTCTGGGTCTAGCCAGATTACAGAGAGGTTGATTAATACTAAGTCTGCTCTCAAAGATGTTCATGCTAGTAAGATAGCCTGTGGGAAAAAGAGGTTGATGCTTTTCACGCGAGAATATTTTACTAAATCCGGCCAGCTGTATTACCTGATTGACAATGATTTCTGTTATGGTATTTTAAAGTTAGGTCATGCGCAAAAGGTATCGTACACGGAAGTACTATTAAACCATATCGAAGAATTATCCTTAGACCCATTAGAGTTAGAATTATTTTATGGTAACAAAGAATATTTTTTTATCTACGATTTCGATTTAGTCGATATTTATTCAGAACCCAGAAAGATTAAGATAGATGAAAGAGCTTACTCTGATGGTTTTTATTACGACAATATCCAAACACTTCAAGACAACTCAAAATCAAAAATAGAACCAATGAAAACTGTAAAACTTATGACCCCTGCAAAGAGGTTTAAGAATGTTCGGGAATTAGTTGAGACCATTTTTTGATAGAAGAGGACGAAGAGAATGGAACGAAAAAAGAACATTTTGATACTTAGTAACTCTATAAATACTAGGTTTGGGTACGCAGTCATATTCTCAGAGGTAGCACGAGCTCTGAAGAAATCCGGATACAATGTCTATTACTTTGGCATGCAAGATATAGGTATTAGCCATATTGATAATGATGGTATCCAGAGACTGGGACTAAGGTACGACCCTTGGACTAGTGATGTACTAGAAGATTATTTGAGAATTTGTAACATAGACATCTTACTAACTGGAATGGATTTGTGGATGGATTGTGTAGCTCATATTCCTAGGGTAGTTGAAAAGTTCAAAGACTTAACTTGGATAGCGCATGTAACAGTAAATGCTAGTCCGATATCTCCGTTTATGGTAAATAAGATTTCTAGAGCTAAGGTTTTGGTAGTCCCAAGCCAATGGGGGACTGATTTATTGATTAAGACTGGTTATCCCACAGTAGAATATATCCCTCACTTTATCTCACCTGAAGAATATTATCCTCCAACAGAATCGGATAATAGGCACGAGTTTAGAGAAAGATTTGGGTTGAATAAAGATAATTTTGTGTTTATTTCCGTTATGAGAAATAAAGGTAACCAAAAGAATTATCCAGCAATGTTTAAATCCTTCAGACGAGCTTGTGATTTGAATAAGGAGTTTGAAGAAAAGGCTAGGATAGTACTAGTTACCGACCCAATAGAACCTGAAGGTATGAACCTAATCTTAATGAGACAAATGTATAGGTTGGATAACCATATAATCTTTGTAAACTTTAAGCTAGACAAATTAGGTAAACCTGAGCCAACTAACGAGATGGATGGTCGAGGGATGAAATATAACTCTAACCAAGCATTTGGGCCAGAGTATATGAAAAAGATGTATTGGATGTCTGATGTAAATGTCCAGACTTCTAGTGGCGAATCTTTTGGATTACCTATTTTAGAATCCATGGCTTGTGGAATACCTCAATTAACTTTCAGAGCAACTACTGGCCAAGAGTTGGTAGAGACTCCTAAGGCGGGGATGACAGTAACTCCAGCGTATATTGAGACTATGCCAGCATTATCAGATTTGTTTCTAATTAACATGGGCGAACTAACTGAAGATATGTTAATCATGTTTGACCAGAGAAACAAACCAGAGTTCAAACAATATTCTGAGAATGCAATCAACCATACAAAGAATTATCTGAAAGAAGATGTTATGAACCAATGGGTAAAGTTAGTTGATAAAGTTTCAGGAGAGCAAGACGCAAGCAAACAAGTAATGGACTACCATACGCAGTCATTAGGATTATAGGTGAATAAATGAAAGACTATTTACTAGCAAACTTTTATGATGCTGGCGAGATAATTGGCGGTTGTGAGCGGATTAATTTACTACTATCTGGATTGTTTCCTTCAGACCAGATTGAAACTTTCACTCCAAACTATTGTGCAATGAAATTGAACCAACAACCATTTGGGGCTTATACAAATTTACAAGTAATCTCTAAGACTGGTATCATGGCACATTATTTGAAGATGGCAGAGTTAGTCGGTTCATTACCTAAACTGATTATTGCTAATGATTGTTGTTTTCCTTTTTATTTCCCGAAGGCAATCAAGTTAATAACAATAGCACAAAACCCATATCTACCATTAGCTGATAGATTTACTGAGCTAGGTGTATATGACCAGAATAATTATACTGAGTTCGGATTTACATATCCATTATTACAAGTAGAACAATTTAGGAAAAGTCATTTAATCGTAGTGCCAACAGAATATATGAGACACTATGTTTTAGAGATATACCCTGAAGGCGAGGACAAGATAAGATATTTGCCTCATGCTTGTGACACAGAATTATTCATACCTATGGAAAAGAATAAAATCCGTGAAGAATTGAAAGTTCCTTTAGACAAACCGGTTATCTTATGGTCCGGTGCATTCCATCCGGTTAAAGGTTACGAACTGGTAAGAGATTTGATATTAGCTCACCCAGAGTGGCATTTTGTATTAGTGTTCAAGCATAATGTCAAGAAAAACAAGATTGTATCACCGAATGTTAGCGTGTTTGATAATATCAAGTACGATTGCATGCAGTTAATGTATAACATGGCAGATGTAACTATTTGCACGTCGCATATAGAAAGTTTTAACCTGACAGCAATCGAGTCTATGGCTTGTAATGTCCCGGTTATTTCCACAAAATCAGGCTTATTTTGGGATAAAAAACCTGAATTTGAAGCTGGATTAGTTGTAGAAGAGTCTGTCCAAGGGTTCGAGAATGGGATAAAATATGTGCTAGAAAACCTTGAGAAGTTCAGTCCAAGGTCATTTGCTCAGGCTAATTACGATAAAAAGTCTTGGTTGACCGAATGGAGGAAGCTAATTGATGAAGTCATTCAATGTTAACTATGGTGTCGAGCCATTAGTTGAAGGAGTTAGGGTAGTAATCCACAAGAAAGGTAACGATGTTAAGATTAAGACTATTACTGGAATAGATATAACCATGTCTATGCCAGACACTGCTAACCAATTTTTAAAATTTAAAGACAAAGATTTTATTTTTGATGCAGTATTGAAAATGGAACCTTATTATCCCATTGAAACTACTCCTTCGACTATTCTAAAAATAATGCTCTCACAATTGATACTAACTCACCATACTCCAAAGATATACATTTTGGATGTATTATATTTTAATAAAGATGTTCGCAAGTTATCTTGGGCAGAACGGAAATCTATTATCAACAGACTTAAGTACTTACCAGTAGATGTAAAGAATTTGTATGCGATTGTTGTAAGTAACCAAGAAGATATAGTAAACGCGATTAATACTTGTTCTATGCTTCCTTACTCCAGTGGTGCTGTTGTGAAAAGTTTCAATTCCAAATACCTTGATGGTTCTACAATGGATTTATATTTTGAGGTAAGAGGTGTGTTCAATGAAAGTACCATCATTATCTAGGAACTTGTCTACAACTCAGATAAACAAAATTGTTGAATTAACTTTACAAGGTTGTAACCGTGGCGAGATTGCTGAAGAAGTTGGATGTAACAAGAAGACAGTTTATCTTTATCAGATTAAATACAATCTTAGATAACTATTTAAGTGTAAAGGATACATTCTAGACCATGGTATGCCGGACATTGAATCTTTGGATTTGGAAAAAGAAGTTAAGGTACCTTACATAGTAAAGAATAAAGTTCTAATGTCTCCCGGAATCTGGAACAATTATTTATATACTAAAGATGCAATCGCGGGCGCGTATGAGCGTACCGATTGGAATGATAAAGAAATTCGTAGTTTATTCTTAGACCACAAAGATAGAGATTCATTAGAATGGGTTGGTGAAGTAATTAACCCAGTTATTTCTCCTGATGGTGAAGTCCGTGGAGATTTAGTTGTAGTTGACAAACCTACTGCAATGAAATTACATTATGGTGCAAAATTTGGTATTTCTCCAAAGGTTGAAGGTAAAGCTACAGATGATAATGTTATGCAAGAATTCTTATTCAGAAATATGAGCATTGTAATCAATCCAGCAGTTAAGACTGCTTACATTAACAATCAAGAAGTTAAGACTGATAATATTAATTTAGATATCGCTTCTACTCAAGCAAACGAATCTGTTCAGGCAGATATTTCCAAAGAGACTGTAGAGAACAATGACAGTTCTCCAAGACAAGAGATGACTGAAGAAGAGATGAGAGATTTATTTAGCGGAGATTTCAAGGAATATATCAAAGACTTTAAGTCTACTAATCCTGAGGCAGGATTTGCTGAGATAGTAAACTCGTACAGAGAGGTACAAAAGAAAATGGCTGAAGACAATGAAATTAAACAGATGTTATCTGAAATAATAGGGTTGTTGAAGACAGAATCTGAGACTAGACAAATGCTTTCAGAAATCTTAGGTCATGTTAGACCAAAAGAAACTAGCATTGAGAATAAGGCTAAGGAAGAAGAACCTAAAGAAGAAGAAAAGGAAAAGCCAACAGAAATGGAAAATAAATGCAAAACTCCAGAAGAAGATATGGATAAAAAGAAAATGATGCAAGAGAATTCCGAACTTTCTGAAAAGCTAAAATCTACCGAAGCTAAAGTTTTAGAACTTCAACAAAAATTGGAAGTGCCAGAGAATGCAGTTCCACAGACACAAGTTGAGAACCAAGAAGTTCCAGCTCAAAATCATAAGAATTCCGACTACGGAATGTTATCTTTCCTAAGGAAAGAAAAGGGGTATGAAAAATGAAAGAAACAATTATAGAATTAGCTGATACCGGTTCCTCATCTACAAGAGGTAGTTCCATCGGTACCGTATACGCATTAGAACCAGTCGTATGGTTAAGGGACATTATAGATGGTGCAAAGAAAATGCAATACTTTGTACAAGTATCTTATACTACAGAAGTTCCAAAAGGAAACAAAGATGTAGTAGTTCCTTACAGAAAAGTTTACTTAGCAAACGCAGGTACATTTGCTGACCAAACAGCAGAGAACACAGAAGTATCCGCAACCACAATGGATAACTTGGACGGACTTGAATTAAGCCCATCACAGCACGCTTATTCAATTAGATTGTCAGACTATGCTATGCAAACAAACGCTGTAGATTTAGTAAGAGCTGCTAAAGAAGAGTTGACTTACTGGGCTGCAGACGTAGTTGATAAAGCAATTTCTGCTGCATTAGCTGCTGCAACAACCGCAACATCAAGTGCTAGAGGAGCTCAAGAAATCTTCGGTGGAGATGCTTACTCAAAGGCAACATTAGCTAGTGGTGACATATTGACTACAGACTTGGTTGCTAACGCAAAAACAAGATTGATGAGTACCACAGTAAAATACTGGAGCGGTTCTACTGAAGGAGACAGTTCTGATTACAAGAACCCATGGTTAAACACACCTGAAGAACCATTCGTATTATTCATCGCGCCTGAAAACGAGAACGCTTTCTTGAAAGATTCTCAGTTTGTCAACGCTTCTGAATACGGAAACAATGATATTGTTTTGAATGGTGAGATTGGTAGATATTTAGGTACAAAAATTGTTGTAACAAGCAACACACCAAGATTCACTGATGGTGGTGGAGCATCAGTTATCGGACACACTTGTTTATTGTTAAAAGCTAAGAAAGCTAGTGCATTAGCTTGGGGATTACCTCCTACATTGAAGATATTCGATTACCCAAGTAACTTACAAACTAGAATCATCTTAGCAATGAACTACGCTACAAGTGTATTCTACACAGATGCAATCGTAAAAATCTGGGTAACAGACGCTTAAGGGAATTTCCCTTATTTTTTTATTTTAATTATACTCTGGCGGTAATACGCGGGGGTAAAACTCGAGAGGAACACAAAAATGACAAACACAAGATTCGGATGGCATAGCGGAGATGTTACTGCAAGAGACGTTAGCATCTCAAGAAACCTAGATGTTGATGGAAACTTCACATTTGGTGACGCTAGTGCTGATACACTTACCGTAACAGGTAAATTAGACGCAAATGCTAATGTAGATTTATGTGCTGCAACCACAGACACATTAAGAGCATATTCAACAATAGCTTGCCAAACAGGCGCAGGTATTACTGTAGGAACTACAGGAACTGTCACTTTGGCTGGACCAAACACATTAAGTGGTGCAAATACAATATCTGGTGCAACTTCAATTACCGGAGTTACAACTATTACTGGTGCATTGACTGCAAGTAATAATGTATCTATAGGAGCGAATGGAACTGTTACAATATCAGGACCATTAACCATTGATGGAACTGCTTCAATTACAGGCGTTACTACAATTACTGGTGCTTTGACAGCTTCTGGTACAAACACAGCAACTATCTCTTGCCCATCTACTATTTCAGGTGCAATGACACATAGCGCTGCTGCGACATTTAACAATAATGTAACCTTGGGCGCAAACGGTACAATGACATTGAATGGGCCTGTTGCTGCTGTAAGCGGATTAACTGCTACTGGTTTAATTATTGGTAATGGTGGAATCTCTACTGGAAGTTCAGGTACAGCATCTTTAAGTGGACCAACTATTATTAATAATACGTTATACATTACTGATAACAGTTTGGTTGCAGGAACAGTTGCTTTGTCCTCTGGTGCAGCAACAGTAGCTAACGCAAGTGCCGCTACTGGTGATATAGTATTCCTAACTAACAACACTGGTACTTCTAACGCGGGAGTATTAGCAGGAGTATGTAGCACAGGAACGATTACCATTACAAGCTCTAACGCATCAGATGCGAACTCAGTAGCTTGGATATTGGTCAAGAACCCATACGCTTAGGAGTAACTAGATGCCAACCATAAAAGGATTCAAAATGAAGAATGGGAAGTTATCCAATGAGACACTTGCTCAGATGAAAGAGTATGGTGTAGGATTACCATTTAAGGCAACTGGTTGGAGTTCGACCAAGAAACCAATAGAGGTGAAATAAGCATCACCCTTTTTTATTTTTTTATTGCTTAACATCATAATCACAAAATCATAGGAGACAAAAAATGGCAGGATATGTATTAAGGGATGATGGTCAAACAATTAGGCTCGACCAAGCCGAAGCAGATTATGCTTTTCCAACAGACACATTTACACAAACGACAGGTACTATTAGTGCCGGTGCTACTGGTACATTTAGTTATACTTTTGTTAAGAAAGCACAATTATCTCATATAATGTGTTTTGCAACAAACTCTACAGACTTTGATGTAGAACTTTATGAGAAGAATGATTTTTCAGACAATTATAGGATTTATAGGAATATTGACAACTCTGGGACTTTATCTGACCAACCTATTAGATACATTGCTTACAAGAATGAAGATGGTGAAAGTAAGTTAAATATCAAAGTTATCAATACAGACGCAGTGAATAATTCAAACTTTACATTGAGGATAAAGTATGTCCCAATAATGAGCTAAAGATGTTATTCCGAGAACGAGAAAATAGTAATGGAAAAGTAGAGATGGAATTCACACCATTTCGTAGTTCTAACTTAGTTGATGCTAAAGACAGCGATTACTTACCTGCCAAATATCTCGTTGTTTACAAAGACACTAAGGGTAAAATTAAAGAGCGTGGTTTTTATACAGACTTTAACAGTGCTGAAGATTCGTACATTTCTACTTGCTCCAAGAAATTATCAGAATTACCTTTGAGACTTGTTCCGGGGAAAACAAAGTTAGTTAACAGTCATATTGAACATTGTAATATTTCAGAAGATAAAAAAATAAAAGAATCCTTGGTCAGACCAGAAAAGTTTGTACCAAGTAGTTTGGAGGAAAAATGACTAGAATTGAACCAATGGATAGCGGAACTCTCGCAATAGAAGACTTAACAATCTCATCAGATTTAACTGTGGGTGGGGACCTAACTGTAAGCGGTAGCGCTTCAATATCAGTAGACGAAACTGTTACTGGAGATTTAGGTGTTACTGGTGACATTTCCACAGACGATATCACTATAGGAGGGAATGCCATATTTACTGCTGGAGGTTCAATAACTTCAACAAGTAATGGTAATTTAACTATAGTTCCTAATGGCTTAGGTATTACTCAAATAGGAGACGCTGGTTCTACATCACATACTCTTAATGCTAATGATGATTTATTCGTTTCAGGTAAATTAGAAGTTGATGGAATGTCTTATTTTGATGGAGCATTAACTTCATTAGGTACTGCTTCTATGGTAGACGCAACGGTTACTCAGAGTTTCACTGCAACAAATGGGACAGCAACTTCGGATTACGCGGCATTAAGCTATAACAGTTTAAGTTTTTCAGGTGATGGTGGTGTTCAATCAAAGGCTGGAAGTTTAAATATGCAGGCGGCAACAGGTTCACAAATCGTGTTTAATAGTGATACTGTAATAGCGCCAGATAAATATTTGTATATAGGTATGAATACTGGTAGTAGGATGATGTTAGATTATAGTACTAACCAGACATCTCCAACAGTTTTAGCTCAATTACCAAGAAACTCTAAGAATATTATCTTCTCAGATGCTAACTTTGGTACATTTGATTATGGTCATAGTGCTTCAACTACACCGACATTATTTGTACATTCCGCAGGTTCCACAACCAATCAGTGGGTAAGCACTACACATGATGGTACAGATGCGATTATGAACACAGGAACAGGATTATTAAAAGTTGGAACTGGGACAGCAAATAGAATTAGTGGCGTACCGGGCAGCTTTTTTGTTTCAGGACCTTGCGAGTTTAATGACACGACACACTTTGATTCTATCTCTATCCATTACAATGGTATGAGAATTAATAACGATGTAGGAGCTGTATTCGGAACTAGTTCAAACTCTAATATTAGATGGTCTACAGTCCAAGCTACTAGTAACACAGTTATTTGGGGATTGGGTAACACTTCAAAGAGTATTATCTTTACAACAGGTACAAACATTTTTAGAGACCATGACCATTCGGCAGCATCCCACCCAACTATTTTTATACATAGTTCAACCGACCCAGATTCTTCAAATATAGAATACAGTAGTTTAGGTTATAACCAACTATCATTCAACTTGGGTGGTTCAATAACTACTGCAAGTAACAAATCAATTTACATATCTCCTAATGGTACTGGCCAAATTTATTTATCTGGTGGTCAAGTTGTAGCTAGACGGGGTTTAAACACTAGCGGTTCGGCACAACTAGGAGATTATATTGTTGGTGTATTCGACACATCTTCTCCAAGGACTATTACATTGGCTGCGACTGCGAACATCGCTGGTAAAGTATTTTGTATCAAAGATGAATCTGGCGGTGCTGCATCCAACAACATTACTATCCAACCAGCAGTAGGTAACATTAACGGTGCCGGGACATATACAATCAACGCAAACTACAACTCTGTAAGTTTGTATTGTGATGGCGCAAACTGGTTCACATATTAGGAGGTAGGAGATGTCTTTCATAACAAGGGTTTCTGGAGACTTATCTAGATGGGATGATTTGAGATTCCCAGCTGAAGCGGTTCGAATTAACCCTGTTACTAGTCATCCAGATTATGGAGCATTAGTTGGGAATATGAAATGTTTATTATTCGATGGTTCTACTGAAGAAGATGTTACATTTGTAGCCCAGTTTCCCCATGGGTATGTCATAGGTTCCAATGTTATTCCTCATGTCCACTGGTGTCCGACTACTACTAATGTAGGTACAGTAGTTTGGCAATTAGAATACTCTTGGTTTGACACGAATGGAACTGCTGGTACGCCAACATTGACTATCTCTGGTTCAGTAAGTTTTACAACTAACTCTCAATATAAAAGTTTTTATACTTCATTTCCAGCGGTTTCAGGTACTGCTATAACTGGATTGTCTTCAATTATGATGGGTAGACTATCTAGAAGAGCAGACTTATCTACTGACAATTATGCTGATGATGCAGGGATGTTAGAGTTTGATATCCATTATGAGTTAGACACATACGGTAGCGAGGCTCCTACTTCAAAATGAACGAAAAGAAATGTAAGGATGATATTCAAGGTCTTCGTGAAGATATAATCGAGATGAAGACAGATTTGAAATATATCCGCAAAGAAATAGAAGGTAACGGCCATAAAGGGTTACTTGCCGAAGTTGATGATTTGAAGAAATGGCGTTGGATGGTTGGTGGAGCTTTAGTATTACTTGGAGCATTGATGGGATTAAACATAGGAGGATTGATTTAGATGTCATGGGTAGATACTAACTTTTTATCTGGATTTAGAGTCATAACAGGCTTGGAAACTACAGATATTTCAGACGCAAACGTTTACGCTCTTGGGACTTATGCTTTGTCTTTTGTTAATAGCCAAATAAATGTTAGGGTGGTCAGAGAAAAAGTAGAGTATATAGATTCAACAAGAGAGAATGATGTTGATGGAAGTAATACTACATTCTATGTTAAGAACTGGGAAGGGAATTGGATTGGTGATATACCAAGTAGTCCTTCAGGGTTAGTTGGTACGTATGATATAACATTTTATGAGGTTGATAACCAAGGTAACGAATCTACGATTCCGATTTCTTCAGTAAATAGTACTCAAGGAAAAATTGTAACTTCTACCGCACCAGCGTCTGATTCTGAAGCGTATATAGATTATTATTACACAGGAATAGATATGGATACTCCTGATAGAAGATATTATTCAGCTGTAATTTTCTTAACTGCATCAATGGCACAGGCAAGATTAAACATAGGTAAAGCTCCAAGAGTCAAGTTGGGTAGTACCGATATTACTAGGGATATGAAAGCTCCAGACTATTATTGGAACAAATACCTAGAAGTAATCAATGAAATCAATGTTGAAAACAACAAACTCCACAAAAAGTATGAGGCGATTTAAATGCCAATTGTCTGTGATGGAATATTATACAAGAATATAGTTAACGAGTTTGCTAGTGCAGTTTCGATTTTAAATGTTTCCAAAGGCAGTTATAATATCTATGGTGATGCTACTACTTCTACAACTGTTACTACTGGGAGTGCTGTTTTGAATTATTTGACACATGATGATGATTTGGTAAAAGAAGGCCATTTCCAAGCTGGAGATTTAGTTCTATATTTTGATAATTCTACTGGTACTATTTGTGATAGGAATGATTTCATTATCAAGAATTCTAGTACTTATACTGTAGACTCTATTATCCAGCACGAGTGTAATAACTCGATTTATGTTGTTGAAGTCAGAGCTAGGAAGTCTTAGATAGGTATTTAAGTGTAAAGGATACTATTATCTTGCTGGTGGAATGATTCCGCTAAATAATAATGAGCCCGCATAATCCCACGAGGGTTGTGCGATGAGTAATAATCCGAATGATTCGGAGGAAACAAGATGGTGACCATCAGCAAAAGTACAGTTACTGCAAAGATTTGGGAGAACTTCTATAATTTGATTAACGCTGGCGTTGCTAATCCACACACCTCTGGTAAATGGATTTACTCTTCTATGCCTGATTTTGAAATAGATACTGCTAGTGATTATCCTTTAATGGTTATTTCTCCGGTTAAGATTAGTACTGAACAATTGACAATGACCAAGACTACTTATACTGGCACAATTGATGTTGAAGTTTATGCTACTAGTTGGGCAACCTGTGACCAATATTTCGATGATATGTTGGACGCGGTTGAAGGTTACAAATTCACTCTAGCTGAAGCAGGGATTAGAAATTTAGACTTGGCTGACACTGATGATGATACTTTTGAAAGAGGAAAGATTAAATTACATATCAAGAAAGCAACATTCCAATTTGAAGTTATACTATCTAGGACTGGTGGTTTCTAATGGCAGCAACATTATCTATTAGGATTAAAGGACTTAAAGATGTATATGGTTACTTTGATGATTTGAGTAAGACTATGCCTAAGGCCGGTAAAGAAGCTACTGTTGAGATTGCTGATGGTGTTATCAAGCACGCGCGTATGAGTCTGTCGCATTATACTAAACTAACTCCACAACTTAGGAAACTAATTTATAGGGACAGTCCGAGAAAGATTGGCGGGAGTTACACTTGTAAAGTTATTGCTGAAGATGAAGCCGTATTCTGGGAGTATGGTGTCAGACCTCACAAAGTCGCATTCTTTTCTCAAGGTTACCCTAGCTGGGTTGATACTCCGAGAGATAAGTTTAGGTCTTGGGCTTACCAGAGAATGGGTATTAGCCGAGATAAAATGAAAGAATTAGGAGCAATCACAGTTCATATTCCTAGGACAATGTACCTAAGAAAAGCGTACAATACAATGAACCGTAAAGCCGGTGCAATTGTATCCAAGCATATTCGAAGAGCAGGAAAAGGTAGAATAAAATAAAAACAAAAGGAAGGTAAAAAACAAAAATGGCACCTGATTCATGGAAAGAAGTTTGTAAAGTCGATTTCGCTGCACAAAGCGGAAGCAATATTCAGTTTCAAGCATTAACTGAGACAATTGATATTGACTTGGCAGACAAAGACATAGAAGGTATCGCATTAGTAAACGGAGGACGTGTTGCAAAATATGTGCCTCAAGGTGATACTGAAATAACATTAGAATGTTACCCTGTACAAGCTGGTACTTCAAGTGGTACAATAGGTTATGGATTCTTTGGTATGTTCTGTACTGAAGACACTTCACAGCCAATTAGTATTACAAACGATAGGACTAGAAACAATTACAGGTTGGCAATACTATGGACAGACAGTTCCGCAGTTACTGCTGCAAGTGACGCAGTAAACACTGGTAACGCGTTTAGGTTCGTAGCTGCAGATGGGTATTTGACTAGTGTTAAACCAAGCTTTACTGATAGTATTTTGAAATTTACTGTCAAGTATAAAGTAACAGCTTTTGATAAGAGTGCCAATGGAAACATGAAATATGAATCCATTGATAACACTGGAACATTGGCTGCATTGGCTGCTTACACAAGCTCGGCCAAATGGTGAGTAAATGAGTGATGTAATCCCTACTGAAGAAAAGGAGAAAGTCTTAGGTACTGGGCTCTGGATTTCCAGAGTCCCTTCAGGTACCAAAAAGATATTCAAAGAATTAGCCAAAGAACATTTTGAAGATGATTATGGTATGTGTTTGAAATATCTTATAGACGAAATCCAGAAATCTTCAGTAGACGAATTACTCGCTGAACGTATTATGGACTTTGAAGAAAGACTAACAAGATTGGAAGGTAAACCTGCCCAGTCAGAACAGAAATCTATCACACTCCTTAACGGGAAGAAACTAGAGAAGAGGTAAGAAAAGATGAGCAAATCATTATTTGAAAGACATATTAGGAAACCAGTAGAATTCGCATTTATAGATTCGGAGACTGGTACAGAAGACACATTTCTATTCAAACCATTGAATATGGAACAAATCCAAATGGCTACAAAGATAGGAAAGATTACTAAAGAATGTGGACAAGAATCACCAGAAGTTGTGGGTGCAATGTTCGAATTATTTAGGAGTATCATCAAAGAATCATATCCTGATTTAGATGACCAGACTATTGACAACTTTGTAACTTCAAACATTTCCGGAATGGCTAGAGTATTAGAAGAATTGTCACCGAGACCAGATGTTGAAAAACTTAAGGAGAAAGGAATAATTAAATGACCAAACTCATAAACTTGTTCGATAAGGAGTATAATCCTAGCGATGAAAAAGATTTTGCTAGGGCTTATCATACTCTTATGCGAGCTTATGAGTCTTGGATTCCATTAGAAGAGTTCAAGAAACTATCTCCCGAGCTGGTTAGAGATTTATTAGAATTTTGTCACAAAGACAGCGAAGAAATTAAGCGTAAGTCTAGGAGAAGATAATGGCATCAAGAAACCGAATTGAAATAGAAACAGTTTATCGAGATAAATCTTCGGCAGGATTATTGCGTACTAAAAAAGTTATAGAAGATGTTGGGAAGGGTATGCAAAAGACTACAGCAACTATGACAAAGAATGTTGCACAAGTTGATGGTTCTCTAAAGACTGTTAATGAAAGAATAACTTCTACTACAAAGAAGTTTGGGAAGTTTGCTCAAGAATTCGAGATGGGTGCGTTATCTGCTATGTTCTTCGGAATGCAAATACAAAGAATATTTACAAGACTTGCTACCACTTCTGTAGACGCGTTTAATAAAATTATTGAGTCTAGCGGTTATGCTGGAACAGCATTAAACCAGTTGACTGCATATATGACCTATTTAAGATTCGAAATTGGTAGGGCTATTAATACTGCTTTACTTCCATTATTGCCTATAATTATTTCAATAATAAATGCCGTGTCTCTTTGGATTCAGAAACATCCAAAATTATTTACTGCTTTAATTGGATTCGGAGCTTTGATTGGTGCTCTGTTATTCCTATTGGGTTCTTTTGTATTAGGATTATCAGGGTTAGTTTGGGCATTTGATTATCTTGGAATTGCTGCTGCTGGGGCTGGTGGTGCTGCAGGTTTAGGCGCATTTGTTGCAGGGTTAGGAACAGTACTATTTTGGATAGCAGTTGTAATCGTTGCAATAGCCTTATTAAAATGGATGTATGATAATAATATTTTAGGGCTTAAAGATTCAACAAATGCAATCATCCCACAATTAGAACAACAATGGTTAGCATTTAAGGATTTTCTAACAGGGATATTTACTTTAGATTTACCACTTATATTAGGAGGTTTCGTTAAATTGGCTTGGTCCACCTTCAACAATATTAACTTATTAGCTGTAAATTTGATTGGTGGAGCTATTGTATCTTTACTAAATATGGCTTCTAAGATTCCCGGTGGTGGAAGTTTTGGAAAAGCTGCTGGCGGAGTTCAAAGTATAATTGACTCTGCAAACCAATCTAACCTTGAAAGTCAAGCATTAGTATTTTCATCAGTAGATTCTGCAATGGGATTAATGAGTACAACATCACAAAATGCAACTATTTCCCAAGAAGAATTAAATGCTTGTATGGCCGATGGTTCTACAATTGCTGCGGAAAATGCGTTAGTAACTGGTGTTCAAACGGAATATTTAGATGGATTTGATTTTTCAGTTCAGAGTGTGATTAACAGTATTTCTGGAGAAAATGGATTAAATGCCGGAATTGTTCAGACTTCTACAACTATGACTGACACACTTATTCCAACTATGGATGCGAATATAACGAAAGCTTATGATACTACTACTGCTGTAGATGGAATGACTGCAGCATATAATAGGCTATATGAAGCAATGAGTAAAGTTAGTGGCGCGGGAAGTTATAGCGGACTATCTGGGTCAGTGTCTAAATCTTCTTCAGGAACGAGTTCTAACGGAAAACAATTCGGTGGAGATATTCCAGAGACTGGTATGTATTTAATGCACAGAGGAGAGAAAGTTCAGACTCCATATCAAGGCGGCAATTCTAGTAATGGCGGAATTAATATTACAATCAATGGTAGCGTAGACGAGACCGTGTACAGGAAATTATTGCATGAGATTAAAAGGTACACTAGTAATGCTAACTTGGGGAGATAAAAATGGGAGCAACAATAACACACACACTTGTAAACTCAGGAACTGCGGTAAACTTATATGGAGTAGACATATCTTACGGATGGAAAAGTTTATCAGATGTAAGTCCTGCAGAGAGTTCTTATGATATTGTACCTTGTCAGTCCAAAGGATTCGAGAACCCAACAATAAATGTAACAGGGGTTATTGATGTAAACAATGTAGGTACAAACGAGTTAACTCAACAATTATTGATTAATTTCGCAACTTTGCAAACTACAACACCGATTACATTTGCGTTGACTTGTGGTACTAACTCCTATGCTTTGGGTGGTAGACCTTCAGGTGGTTACTCAACTTCAGGTACACAGACATTAGGTAGTACAATATCTGTATTCATAGATTCGTTCAACATTTCTTTGGATAGTAGTTCTGATAGGAACCATATCTGGAGATATTCAATCAACTTTATCGAAACGAGGTAACATGCACTACAATAAATGTAAAGTATTATTGTACAAAAAGCTAAAAGATAGTACTTGGTCAACAACTGGTATCGAGCTTAAATATCTAAGAGGCAACTCTATCCAAGTTACTAAAGGGATAGGTAAGAGCGTAGACCAGTTCGAGTTTACAATTCAGAATCCGCATAATATCTATAATGCTCAGACTTTTAGCGGAGATAATAGTACATTAGCATTCACTTTAGCATTTTCTTTACCCTCGGATGTGGTTAGTGATTTTACTGGTGATTCAACATTGTTTCAAGTATTTGTTGATGATGTAGAGCAAACATATACTACGGATTATTCTGTAAGCGGTAGCACATTAACTTTTGTGAGTGCTCCAGCCACTGGAAATAGAAATATCGAAGTTAGGCACGCGATTATAACTGCCGATGATATTTGTGATGTTTATGTTTGGAAAGATGCGACTAGTGCAACCAATGCAGATTTATTAATTTCTGGTGTAGTTACAGAACCAAGTTCAGATTCTAGTGACTCCGGTGCTTTCTTAAATGTTAGAGGGAAAGGGTTGATTGAAATAATTATGTGCGGGCTTACATTTGATAAGACCACTGTTGCTCAGCCGTTCTATTCTATTATCCAAACTTTGTTAGCACAATTAAATGATTATAATATTAACAGAAGCTTGTATGGAGCCGAAGAGAATGAATGGGATACTTTAGGTAATCCAATTACTAAACGTGATGGTTCGGCGTTTCCAAACAAAGAATATTTTGCTGGGTACAAGAACACTTTAGAACAGATTGAAGAAGTTTGTTCCGATGAATATACTGAAGATGGCCAATACATTTTTTGGGTAGAATATAACCCTGATACTGATAATTACGAGTTCTATTGTAGACCTAAGATAGCATCAGCACCAAGCACCACTTTGTCAGGTTCGTCTACCGAAACAACAACAACATACACGACGTATGATGCTTGTAGTACTGCTGATTGGACTGGTGACGCAGCTGCAATAGCAGAAACTACAAATACTACTACTTACCAAGAATATGGCGGAACTACTGATGCAACAGCATTGAATATTGGTTTTCTATCTGGGGGAGTGTCTTCTTTTACTTATAATAAAACTCTTGCTTCACCCATTAATGGTACAGGCGGGACCTTTCATATTTATGTATACATAAAAGATACTGCAACTTTAAACAAGATAGAAACTTCCGCAGGATTCAGTTCATCTTTTATAAGGCTGGGTTCTGATTCTAGTAATTATTATAGATGTGACAATAGTGATATGGGTAGAGATTTATTGAGTGTTGGATGGAATTTATTTTCATTTGTGATAAGTGATTTGACCGCGGTGGGTAGTCCGAACATTGCTGCGTTAGATTATCTCAGAATTTATTTTGATATAGAATCTGCTGCATCAACTATGTCTTCAGGGGATATGATTATAGATTCTATTGTTATATCTTACTCAACTACAACTACTATTGGGTTAAACTCTACAGACACGACTGTAACTGTGGCTTCTACAGCAAGTTGGAATAATAAACGAGGGATAATCAAGATAGACTCAGAAGAGATTTCGTTCACTGGTAAGACAGCCACAACTTTTACTGGTTGTACGCGTGGGGCGAATGGTACTACTGCCGCTACGCATGCAAATGGTGCAACAGTATACTCTGCTACAAATATTACTCAAGGAACTTCTGACGGTTCAGTCATACCCCTTTTGACTTCTGCGGCAAAGAAAGTAGATGATGTAGTTAACTTTGTTATTTATAACGTTGGAGCAAACTGTAACGAGATAGGATTAGAATATCTTGCTGCTGATTTTACAAGTGCCTCTTCTATTGGAGGTAGATGGTTGTATACAACTTCGACTTCGAATGTGGCTCCAACTTTGATTGAGAACGAATTTCAAAAGAATACTACTGCGTTCCCTGTAGACTCTGAGGGGGTTAGGACTTCTAACTATCCTTCCCTTTCGGGTGGTACTTGGGGTAGTGGTTCTGCTACTTGGACTTTCCAGTTCGAGGCTAGGAATGATGATGGTACTAAAACAGGCTCCAAGAAAACTTGTGGTGCTGATGAGGACGAATACTCAGCAGCAATAGACTTGGAAGCTCAATGGACAGGATATGATGAAGCTATCAAGATAATCAAACTATATTCTAATCCACGAATAGAAGCAGAGGTAGAATTACAATTTACTAATGTCTATGCCCTTGGAGATATAATTACTCTTACTTTCCCGGACTTTGGTTTGTTTGAGAAGAAACTCAGAATCATAGAAATCAAATATACTATTGATAAGACAATATTGACATTAAAAGAAGATGAGGAGACTATAGAATAAAATGAGTGAACTTGGTGAGATATTAGGTAGGAGTTTGAGCAATCAACAGAATATGCAACATAACTTGATTAAACCGGGTTCTCAGCCAACACAATTTGTAGTTACCTCTTATAAATTAAAAGTTGTTAGTAGTAATCTATTGGTAGAAAATAAATCGTTAGGACTTACTTTTATTTTTGGTTCTTCTACTAATGGTATTATTGGTACAGACAAATTTGGAGATTTGACAGGTTCTTATTCAACCTATTATGAAGATACCACCCAACAAGTATTACCTAGTTCCGGAAGATATTGGGTGAGAGATTGGATTTCTAATGGAGTAACTTCTCCGACTTACGTAGGAATAGGTTCTGGAACAACAGCATTTAATATTTCAGACACAGCTTTAGAAAGTGAAGTTGGTTCTAGAGTAACTCTATCTTCTAACACAGGAACTAGTTATAATGTAACTCTGATTGGAGAATTAGTTCCGGGAATAAGTACCGTGGGGGGTACCACAATTGGTGAAGTAGGTTGGTTTAGCGCATCAACAGGGGGGACTATTTTTTCTAGGAGGGTGTTCACAGGAACAGTATGTAGTGATTTGTTATTTACTAGGATTAGTGAAACTTTTACGATTAGTGATGAAAGTGTTGGTAACTCTCTAATTACCAATGATGGATTAAATTTAACTCGTTCGTGGATAGGTGGAGATACATCATCAAGACCAATTTATTCAGAATGGGGTTTTGGAAATGGAACCATACCTGCAGATAGAGACTATGCTGTGGTATTGCCTCAAGATAGAAACGCCGTTTCTTCCTATACAGATTCTGGTTTTAGGACTGTAGTAATTAGTGTATTAGATACCTCTGAACCTACTAACAATCTAGGAACAACGCTTTCAGTATATTTACAGCAGACAGGGTTAAGTACAGGTATTATCGGAGGAAGTATTACTTTATTAGATAATTGTAGTACTCAGACATTCACAGAGAGTACTGATGCAGCTGTACAAGTAATAAATACTTCGCAGTTCAGAGAAGGGGATAGTGGGTTGAGTATAGGTAAGAGCGGAACGGCTAGTACAATTGCATATTATTATCAAACATTGGGTAGTACCTATGATGGTACAGGTTGTGATTTAGGAATGGGATTAAGATTTGTTGACATAACCCAATTAGCTTCTACAGGAACGGCTGTAGAGATTAGAATTGGGAATGATAGTTCAAATTATTATGTGAAATCCTTTTCTCAAGTTGAACTTACAAATTATTGGAATGTTATAGAACATAACTTGGCAACTTCGGCAAGTATAGGTTCTCCAAATGTAACAACTTTGGATTATCTTTATATAGGACTTCATACTGATAGTACTGGGACTATAATTGCCGCAGGAAGTATAGTCATGGACTATTGGCACTTAGCAAATCGTGGGACTGCTACACTATTCTGTGCAAGTAGAATTAGCCCCACATATAAAACTAGCAACTTTAAAATCCAACAGAATGATTATATTGAGGTGGTATAAATGGAAAATGCAGAACTAAACATACAATTTAGTAATCAATCGCAAGCAATTCTAAAATTGTTTCCTAGTATTGATTCAGAAGACATAGTTAGATGGTATCTAAAAAACAAATTAATAATCGGTGGGTCTCATATAATTGAGTACCTAGAATATAAAGCAAATGAGGTGAAATAAATGGCAGTTGAATACGTACAACCAAAAACAGATGGAGATATATTTTATGATGGAGACGCAAATGCAGCTATAAATATAATCAACGCTGAAGCTGGAGAAAACTTAACAGCAGGTCAGGCTTGTTATGTTTCAGAATCTGATGGTGAAGCTTACCAGTCTGATAAAGATGCTTCCGCAGATAACAAATTTACAGGAATAGCACTTAACACTGCAAACTCTGGAACCACAGTATACTTACAATGTGGAGGAAATTATAGAACGACGGGATTAACAGCTAAGGAGATTTATTACACCTCTACATCCGCTGGAGGGACAAGTACTACCATATCTAGCGTACCAATAGGAGTAGCAACTTCTACTACAAACTTTCATATATTTCCTACATCGTATGTGACACAGTCTTGTGTTAAATATATTGATTACACTGATTCGTCACCAGCTTCTGGAAGGACTTATACATTTACACCAAGAACTGCGGATAATATAATTACAGCTATGCAGATTAGTTTTACATATTCTATTACTGGCGCTGGTCACGGTGATTTCTCTTTTTACATAAATAACAGTCAGAGTGATGTAGATGCTTCTAACCAAGCGTATGATATTGTATTTTCAGCGACATTAGAAACTACTGCTAGTAGAGATTACATTTGGTCAACAATCTGGCCAGTTCAAGGTGATGATGCAAACAGCGCGATATGCGAAACTAGTTTAAACGATGGGCCAGCTTATGATGTCGGTGCATGTGCAGGACCATTAATGGCTGGTCAATCCTCATACACATTTGGTTGTTCATACCAGAACCATACTGCTACAATTGCGGTATCAGCTGTGAAAATGAGAATTTGGTGGATTGAAGGATATAAAACTGAAACAGGTTTAATTACAACTTAGGAGTAAAATGATAAGAATAAAAGAGGCAATAAAAGGGTTTAAGTTAGAATCTAGTCTGGAGATTAAAAAACTCCAAGACCAGATTAAAACATTGGAGGCCCAGTTAGACGAATCATTCAAACAACGAGATGCAATTTCTCAAGAGTTAGTTAAGATAAGTAAGACTAATCAATTGGAAGTCAATAGCGAAGATACTTTTGAAGGTATTAGAGCTGGAGGTTCGGCTATATTCCGTAGTAAGAAAGACGATTTCTCCCCACAGGATTGGTTATTAAAGGATGAGATTAAGATATCGAATTCAAGCGTTGTGGTCTACGTAAAACAGCCAATTAAACATTTTATAGCTGATACAAACTCTATGTTACCAACATTAGATAAAGACTCGCATATTATTATTTTGCCACAAGAACATTGGCCTAAAGATAAACTCCCCAAGGTTGGAGATATTATAGTCTACCAAAAGAAAGGTTCCATAAATAGTATCTGCCATAGGGTTGTGAGAGTTAGGACTAATAAAATCGGACTCCCAGAGTACCAATGTCAAGGAGACAATTGTAAGGGCGCAGACGCGACATGGGTTGCCTTAGAGGAAATAAAAGGCGTTGTAGTGTTAATCGCTTACTGATATGAACTCTCTTCGTGCTCCACACTTTTCAGTAACTATCCGCACCGAAGATGAGCTTCTTCTTCGGAAAGTAGTAACAGAGAAAGTGAACGAGTTATATATCCCTAATCCTTTAAATAATATGAATAAAAAGGTTATTAAAGGAGAAGATATTAGAGATTAGAGCTATAAAATTTCATGGAGGTAGAAAAACATGGGTTTAAGCAAGAAAGTATTGGTCGTTTTAGGTATTGTTGCTATGTTAGGCATTGCTGTATTCTTAAGTGCATGTACTACAGAAAACACAACTGAGTACACAGCAGAAGAAGTTAAAGCAATGGAAGACGCAGCTTACTTGAGCGGTCAAGAATCAGTAGATATTACAACTGACAACCAAGGTGCGATAGATGATTATATTGCGACTTTGCCAGTTGAAGAAGAAGAGGTAATCGTAGTTGCACCAAGTGCTTTGTATTCAGAAGAATACAATCTAGGTGATAACGTCGAATTGAGCCTTGATGAGAACGAAGTTGAGAAATTAATTGACACAGAAATAGAATTTGGAGAAGACAGTATTGATGTATCTGAAAGTGTAGAATTAACTTCAGACAATAAGATTGCTTACAGCGGAAGTGAAGATTATGAATCAGAGTTTGGTTCAAATGTTTATTTAGTTAGCGAAGTAAGAGAATCTGTTAGTTACAACTATAATTTTGAAGATGAAGTTTTAGTTGACGACATCAGTGAAAACAATCCATTAGAAATAAGTTTCTTAGGCCAAGTCTTGTCTATTACAGATGTAGATGAGAATTCAATGACTTACTTTACAAAACCAACACAATATGTTCATGTTGGCGAAGTAATCGATGGCGTTGAGTTAGTAGACGTTGGTATGGATTCAGTCATTGTTGCTGTTGATGGAGAAGCCGAAGTTGTTGAAGAAGGTGACACTGAAACTGTTAATGGTGTGAAAGTCTATGTAGACAATATTTTCTATAGAGACACTAAAGCAGAAAGTGCAGCTGTTTTGGTCGTAGGCATTGGTTCACAGGAAACTGTTGAGTCTGGCGATGACTATGGAGAATCAGCTAATTGGGTATGGGATATTAAAGTTGAAGATGGTCAATTGGTAAGTATCTCTGTTGTATTGGATGAAAAGTTCAATAGATTAGACAGTGATATGGCTGCATTGAGCATTGGAGATTGTATCGTATTCCCAGAAGAATACTTGTCTGTATGCCTTGATAAAGTAAGTGAACCAAGTGTAGTTGAACTAGAAATTGGATTTGATACAATTGAAGTTGATGAAGTAGATGTCAAAGTAACTGAGTTAAAAGCCAGTGAAGATGTCTTGGAAATTGACGGAGATGACTTTAGTGTCTTGTATTCAGACGGTTCAAATATCTATTACGCAGATGGTAGTGACTTTGTTGTTGCAACTGATAGCGAAGTAGTTATTGATTTGAATGAAGCAGATTACGTAGTCGAGTTCGGTCCAAATGGAGAAGTCTACATAACTGACGAACTAGGTGAATGGATTACTATTAATTCATTAGCTGAAAGCGAAAGTTTGGGTAACGAAGATGATGCAGAATCAACTGACATTTTGTATAGTGGCAGAGAAATCGGAACATTTGATGAGGATGTATTAACTTCATTAGGTTGCGTAATTGTCTCACCAGAATCAAATGCAGACAACGATGATGTATTAATCAAGTTAGTTGACGAACAAGTTGAGGCAACAATTGGGGTTTATTAACCCTATTTTTTTTATTTTTTAATAATTAGTATTAACTGAAAGGAGGAACAAAAATGGCAAAGAAAACATATACTTTTAAAGAAAGCTTCTTCCATTATGGAAAAAGATTTTTGAGAGCTGTTGTACCACAGATACCAGCATTAATATCCGTATTAATCAATACCAGCCCTGTTAACACAGCGTTGTGGGTATTAATTGGTGGTTGTGCAACCGCATTGGATAAATACCTAAGGGATGCTCATTCAGAATGGTATCCATTATAAAATAGAATTTAATTTGTGGGTATCGGTCCGGCGGCCTTAACTAGCTAGACCTAGCCCATCTTATTTATATTATATATACGCTTATGTAATATATAAAGGTTTCTTAATTTGTAACTACTCGCTTTTGATGAGAATTATAACTTTCCTGTGAATATGTTCCTTATTTTGTAGTTTGGAAAGATTTTCGCATGGAGGTCCGCGCTCGTTGTTACATGTTGAGCAATATACTCTGCTTGACACTTCGCAATAATATCCTATCCTATTTATAGGCTCTCCACACAGGGAACAAGTTTCAAAAGATTTATCATCAGTATATAATGTCCATTGGAAATCATCGGGTCCTATCCTATTCAGTTCTACTTTTAGCATTTTTAATCTCCTTTAGTTTATCTTGGAAGAAGTCTAATTTCCGCTTAAGGCGTTCAATATCCTCTTCAAATTTAACTATTTCGTTAAATGTGTCATTATGTTCAGTAGATGCAAGATACTCCACATAGTCACTTATCTTTTCGCTAAGATTTATTTTCTTGAGTACACATTCATCCCACTTGTCAACATTCCTACAAAAGAATGTTTTATTCTTCCCTTGTTTATTGGTTACCATTGTTACATAGATTACATACCAACTTAAATAAGTTTCTATCTGGATTCCTCCACCTCTTCTTCAGCTATCAAAGTTGTTAATTTGTTAATCTTCTCTGCCAAGGCTTTTAGCTTTAAAGCATAGTGGATATTAACTTCTTCTATCTTTGCATCACGTTCTCTTTGAAGAGTGCGCATTTGGGTAATTAGAATGTCCCTCTGTAGTGCTTTATCCACTAATTGGTTACCCTTTGGAGAGTATGCCCTTTCTCTGATAGCATCAGTAAATAATTCACTAAGGTTGACATTCATCTTCTTCAAGATATTATATGCGTCCATGTCTGTGCAATAAATGCTAATCCTCTCAGCTCGATAATTCTTACGTTTTCTACCTTTCATTTTAGCCTCCAATTTTGTATATAATTAATTGTATATACAAAATTAAAAATCTTGTTTGAACTTCTTCAAGTTTGACTTTAGTCTCTTTAACCATCTTTTTTTATCCTTCTCTAGATTAACTAAAACTTAAACTAATACATACATTTATAAACTAAAACAACTTCATCAACTTGAGGTTTTTTGAGTTGTTTTCTTTTATTTTTATACATACAATTAATTATGTATACGTTTTTTAGTCTCCTTTAGGGTTATCTAACTTCCTAACTCTAGCAATAGATTTGATATTCCTAAGTATGATTTTGTGAGTATCAGTCATTATAGCTACATGCAAATGATTCTTCTCATACCCTCTTAATTCTCCAGTCACTGTCTGGTCATCGCAAGTCTTGACAGTAACTAATGCGCCTAACATCTTCTCCAGTTCTTGTCCAAAGAAATTAAATGTCAATTGTCTCTTTACCATTATTACACCTCATTTTATAAGTTCCAATCTCTACCAGCCCATTTGGATTAAATCCTCTGTGTAAGCATTCAAACCCAAGAGATATTAGTTCTTCATAGGTCCATTGTGCTTTATGTGTTTCATAAGGATTACCATATACCCAACCATCTTGGATACATAAAGATATTGGTATTGTTAAAAGTATAATTGCTTTGGTATTGGCCTTCAGGAACTTAATTAGTCCTATTCCTTTATCTTTTTCTACATGTTCTAACACGTCTCCAAATATAATCACATTAAAGGAATTATAGGCTATTCTGTCAGTATTAAGCATATCATCTTGGATTACAGAATCATAGGCATAAGAATCCATTAATTTGGCTGCATGCGGTCCCCATACCTCTAACGCACATATAGATTTTATTCTCTCTTTGTCGATTAGTGAACCCCACTTTCCATCGCCAGCTCCAATATCTAGAACTATTGGGTAAGGTACTTTATAAATTTCCTCTAATAATATTTCATCTCCCTCTTTT